ACATATATTTCATCAAATTCGGCATACGAACGTCCGGTCTTCGGGTCACGCTTGACAAGGAATCCCGTACCAAGCGCACCGCTTATGAAATTTTGTGATTCTATATTATCGGTTATGACACCGCCAAGCAGTCGGATAAGATAATCCATTGTTTCCTCCTGTGTCTTGTTCAGAAAGGTAGCAAGGGACTTTTTGGATGAGAACACATTACGGTCAGACGGAAGTGTCTTGTCATTTACCCCTATCACATATATACTTGCCCCACCGCCACCAACTACGGAACCGGAGTAAGTCTGTCCTTTGTATGTGAGATTATCAAGCTTGCTTTCTATCTCACCGATACGGGAATAAGCGGCTGTTTCACCGACTGTATATATAGGATGATCGTATGGAATATCCAACGGCCACTCGAAACCGATGATGCGGGATTGACGTCCGTTGGGGAAATACGCTTTATTTATAAGGTTTACTTTATCTCCTACCTCATAGGTACGAATATTACCCTTATTGTAGATGAAATCAGCAGCCATCTCGCAATCATAGGTGGACGGATCTATCATGGATTTCTTTACATACTTCTTGGTAGTTTCAAGCAACTCTTGTTCTGATTCCGGCATCATCTGTTCAGAGATGAATGCCGGATCGAAGCCGTAAAGGACATATGTGTCTGCCGGGACTTCTTCACCGTCTTCCATATGGGCGGCTTGCGGGAATAACACATCATCAGGAAGTGCACGCCCGTAGTCCTCGTTTCGGACTATCTCAAAGGTTGTACCCGTGTTGTCGCTCTCTTTGAGATTAAGGGCGAAATCCAGTCCGGCAAGCTTGCCCGTTTGGAATATCAGGTGCAGTTCATCCAGAAGGAAGTCCTTCGTAAAGTTCTTCAGTCCGTTATCCTTGAAGGTGTAGATAGGATATTTATTGCCGGTTGGTTTCTTTGTCTCTTCGTCTATTTCTTCCTTTTCCTCATGACTAATGCTGGATACGGAGCCGATATACTTGGGATATTCATCCTCAAATATAACTATCTCCTCAATTGCTTCCTCTACAGGCATTTCCACGTTGTCGGGGTTGTCGTAACGTTCATCTCCTATGTTGATACGTTCCCCTGTGGGGCTGTATCTGTAAGCGTCTACATAGGGAATACCTTCCGGCAGCATAAGGCGTTTCTGAACAACACCGTTCAAGGTCAGTTCCTTGTCATCCTTGCTGAAATAGTTGTCGGGGACCTTGCCTTTTATGATGTTATTAATCGTATATCTGTCTCCTAGAGAAGCGGTGACGCCTTCGGGAAGACGAAGAACATTCGAATCGTCCCCTGTCAGGAAATCCGGATTATAGACGGCTTCAAATATCCGTCCCTCATTGGAACCGGAAAGGAATGTGACGGTGGTAGCGGCTGACTGCCCGGCAACAAGGGATACATCAAATGATACAGAGCCCAATATGCCTAATCCCATTCCGATAAGGGGGTTGTCGTAATATGGAATGGACAAGTAACTGCGCAATCTCAATTGTGAAGCGCCTGCTCCCGGTGAGAATGTTTCGGGGAAGGGAAAGACTGTATCTATTTCGTATTGTTGGTTCTCTCCGACTGTTACAGTGCTGCCGCCTATCACTGTCTCTTTCTCCATGCCATCCTGATAATAGACGAAGGATGCGCGGAAAACATAGTCACCGGCCGGAAGATAATCTCTAGGAACGGGTGATGGTATATAGGGTACGCCAATATGCAAGTGGATACCATTTTCATTATCCTTTACACGGTAAATACCGGCCGCCAATGTTTCAGCTATTTTCTCATCATAGGAAAACTCCCTTTTGTCCCGGTTCAAATGACTTGAAAGGTTGAGATCGGAAGTGCATTCTTCCTTTGTGACCGTACTTGAAGGAAAGAACTTTATATCCAACGTTCTTGCAGTATCGGATATATCCCTTCCCTTGACTTTCTTCACGTCAAATACCAGACTTTTCCTGTAACTGGCGGGAACGTTACGGGTGGAGCCGAAAGCATAAACACGGGTCGCGTATGTGGTCTGACTGTCACTTCTTCGCATGGAGTTGACATTCACGTTCTCCGTGTCTGTCAAATCACCGGCTTTGAAATCTATCGGAGAGCTGTATTCACAACGACCGAAATGAATAGTCTTGTTCTCTATCCACCATTCACACTCCCATGTTTCCGCCATTTGGGTAAGAGCGTCTATCAGATTCACATTATCGTATGAAACGAGCTTGGAAGTGTTCGCTACCGTATTATCAATCTCGTATGTGAACTCTTCTTTTCTGAACTTGTATCCGAGTGCTTTCAGGTTGGCAAGAAAAACATTTAAATGCGTGTCAAGGGTAGCGGTGAGGTTCCATCCAGCTTCGCGTCCGGTTGTCTCAGGCGTGTAGAAAAACTTCTTGTTCTTCCACTTCCAATAGTAAGCGTCAAGGCGGAGTTCGTAGTCGTAGGCACCAGTAGTTGTATTGTAGGAGGGCTTATACAGGTCTACAAGTTCAAATATTCCGAGTTCATTATCTACTCCGTCTCCCAGTTGGAAGTACACAGGATTGTAGAGAGAGAACTTCAATGTGATATAGTCCTCTTTCATCAACAGGAAGTGCCTTTTCGAACCCTCATTGATTGGTGTCGAAAAACGGAGATTGCCGGATATGTCTTTGATGTCTACCATAAAGTTTCGTATACCTTCATACGATGTTCACTACAAAAGTAGTATTATTATTTGTTATTCAAATAAAAAATCAATATTTTCTATTTGTTGGATCTGGCTCATTAAGTTTTAATACAAATTTTCCTATACCTTGCATAAATTGGCTAAACTGACTACAAGATAAATAAATAGTCCGATACAAGATTGCCGGTTGGTATTTAGTCCTTATTTCCAGAACACCACTATCCAATTCTTTACAGAAACTTTCATATCTTGCAAAAAAGATATCCTTATCGGGAGCAGTAAGATTAAGTTGCAATGTTAGATTACGCTCATCTTTTTTGGCGGCATTGGTAATCACAGACTTTCCATGATTCAAACGACTTATATTCTCCATAAATTCTTTGTTAGGTGCAGGCGTCATTAATGCAGATAACGAAGTGTCATCCATGCTTATCCCCCATGTAGTATAAGCATCCCTCCCGTTTATAAACAACTCTCCTATCATATTAGATTGCTTTTTCGAGGTTTTTGTTAATATTTTCAAGTTTAACAGAAAATCCATCAAGGATTTTTTTGGTATATCCAGCAATATCTTCTAAATAGCCGTTGGAGCTTACGATAAGATTCTTTATTTCTATAAGCGTTATACTATTGTTGCCAACAGAAACGGATATAAGATTGGCAATAGCAAGCATGGATAGCATTGCATTTTTTATCTCTTCTCCGGCAATTTGCAAAGCAGTAAAACGTCCTGACATCTCATCTATAGAATCTTGGGTAACTGATGCTGAAACTTTCCTCGAAGCTTCTTGGGATGAAGAGGAAGAACTACCGGCATATCCTGTTATTTCAGCAATTTTGTCCCTTTCATTCATTGCGTCTTGAACCATTGCATCATATTCTTTCCTTGCATCCTCCAACTGCTGTTTAGTTAGCTTTCCACCTTGTTCTTTCATTAGTTTTGCGATGCCATTATACCATCCTCTCAATTCATCATCAAATAACTCTCCCATAGAGAAATTAAGCAGTGCACGTTGCATATATTCGGAGAAGTCTTCAGAAAAACTTTTAGCATCCTTATCCATATCCATTAAGGATTCGAGGAAATTATCACGTAACCCATCGAAAGAGATTTGCATGAGTGATTCGTTTATCTTCTCTGTAAGCTCATCCAATTTACCGGCTTGGTCGGCATATGCTTCCAACTTCTCCAAGACACGACCACCATATCCACCCTTCCCTTCGTTTCTGATTTGTTCGTATATGTCGGCATTACTAAGTAACGTTTTCATTTGTTCCGGGCTTAATCCCCACAGAGAGCCAGTACCGGAGAAATTCTTGTCCACATTTTCACGAGCCCAGCGCAGTTGTTCGTCAGTCCATTCCATATAATATTGCCAACTATGATGTGACCCACTATACCTGGCTTGTTCTTGGGCTATTTTAAGGGTGTTGGTGATTTGCTCCTGTTGATATTTATACGCCTGTTCATATGCTGATATAGATTTGGAACCTGCTGACTTCTCCATCACGTCAGTAAGTCGATCTATTGATTTCTCTAACGTTTCATTTCTATCTGTAAGCCTGTCAATAGCTTCTTGAACTTCTTTAGCGTTGCTTCCGCCAATTTTATCCATTAGTGAGTTGAATCCGCCAAAAGAGATTGTGTTCAAAATATTGCCTATACCATCTTTGATGGAACTGAAGATCTGAACAAACATATCTCCACTAAGAATATTGTCCAAAATTCCATTCACAGCATTAAGAACCGTATCAATAATTGAAGATATAAGCGGACCTATTCCATTTTTCAGTATATCAAGAATTGAAAGTACAGCAGAAATAATCTGCCCTATAACTCCTGCGCTTGAAAGTGTTTGGGATAGCTTGCCAATAGCATCTCCGACCGCCCCGCCAATGTTGAGTTTGGAAAGCCCGGTCAATGTATTTTGTAACCCTCTGAATATGCCGGGTAATGTACCATCAGCAAAACTTTGAAGTCCGCTTGCTACGGAATTCAGACCGTCAACTGTATCCGCTCCTACATCTCTAAGGCTATTCCCAAAGTTCTGCACCTCAACTTCTGCGCTTTTATAAGCATCATTGGCAGCATTAGCCCCCAATTTGGCTAAATCAAGGGCTTTTCGTGCACTGTCTATTGCCCCCTTATCTCCAGTTTTTAACGCATTGGCATAGTCGTTCTCAGCCTTTTTCAGATTTTGTGAAGCAATCTCCTGATTTAATGTCGCGGTTTGTAGTCTGTTTATTGCAGCTCCCAACCCGTCCATCTGCTGCTGTATTTTATTAAAATTCAGCGTGCCTTCACCGCCAGGAGTTACTTCCCTCAATCGGTCTATTGCTTCATATATGACTTTTTTGTCCGCTTCTGATGAGTTCTTGAACTTGTCTGTATTCACATACGCCTTCAAACCGTCAAGAGTTTCTTTCAACTGGCTTCCAAGTATGCCGGAGAAATTTCCAAAAACACTTTGCCAGTCTATCTTCTGGTTTAAAGCATTGATGTCTATCTGTTGGATAGCAGAATCCCTCTCTCTTCTGAGGGATAATTTTTCCCCTTCTGTGGTAGCTTTCTTTATTTTCTCTGCATATTCCTCTGCAATGGCTAATTTCTGTTGTTGGAATGTACCATATTCCTTCAAATATTCTCGCATTGCATCTGCTTCTGTCTTTAACTGATTCTTAGTTACATCGGCAATTGCTTTATCCCTTTCATTTTCAGCATTGATATAGAGAGCAGAAATCTCAATAGATTGTTCTTGTGTCAGTTTACCACCTTGTCTTTCACTCAGTTCTTTTTCTTTCTTTTTGATAGCATCTAGTTTTTTTTGATAATCTAGGTCAATCTGTTTTAGCTCTTTCTCGGTGCCTTCTTTCATAAGACCGATTTCTGCCTGCTGGTTCTTACGATGAAGAGAAAGAAGTTGTTCAGCAAGTTGCTCCTGTTGTTTGAACCGGTCAAGTTGTTGCTTATCAGCTTTACTGCCGATTACGCCACCAACGCTTTGGTATTTCTTCTCGGCTTCATCCTTCTTCTCGGTGAGTTCCTTTAATTTCTTTTCATACTCGGTTTCTGTCAGTTTGTTTTCGGTATTGAGGAAATCATCAAGTTCTTTCTTTGCATTCAAATAGTTATTCTTATATTTCTCAATCCACTCTTTGCCTGTATTTTTTTCACCAGACCGAGACTCCTGTTCAGTTTCAAGAGCATTTTTAATGATAGATAGTTGAGTTTTGGAAAACTCTCCACCAAGTTCTGCAACTATGGCAATAGCGTCATCTCCATTCTTACCTATTGCTTTCAATGACAAGTTAATGGCGTTGATAACAGAAACAATGTCACTATCCTTCATGTTCTGGATATTCCCAAGAAATGAAGTGACATCATGACTGGCGACTTTTGCGATAGCTTTATTGACTATTGCCTGTTGAGCCTTGATTGCATCCTCGACATTGTCGGTAGCCCATCCATTACCGTCCATATCAACAAGAGTGGTGGAAGTACCTTTCTTGCGTACATCTTGGTAGTATTTCAGCTTTTGCTTTTCTTCTTCAAGTATTTCAACATCGGATTGCCTTGACCTATTATTATCTTCATCTGCAATGAGTTTTTTGTATTTAGCGATTTCTTTCAGGTATTCAGCTTCAGTTAAAAGATTATCCAAAATAGTAGGATATTCAGCTTTCAAAGCCTCGAATGCTTGCAGGCGTTCTCCTTCAGACTTATTATTATCCTCAATAGCTTTGATGAGTTTGTCTATATTATCTTTATACTCATTTTGTTTTTTCTGCTGTTCATCAAGAGCTTCATTATACATACGGATAGCAGTTTCAGCTTCGCTTTCGGCTGTAGCTACTTTATAAAGAGCATACCCAAGGCCTATCACAGCACCTGTAACAAGGAGAAGAGGGTTAGCCATCAATGTAGCCCACATTCTTTTTAGCATTGCTGTCAATTGGATACACGCTAACTTCATTATATTCATCGAAGCAGTGTTCGCGTGATTGGCAATCGTATTAGCTTGTGTAGCCATAGTGTCAAGAGCCTCAGATGCAACCTTTCTTTTGGAAGATGCTGCATTAAGATTCTTTTCTGCTGTATTCAAGGCTGTCGCAGCAGTATTAGCCTTAGCCGAAGCTGTTTGTAACTGTTCCATCGCATACTGTTCATAAGAAGCATCACCTTGAGCTAAAGCTGCCTGATACAAAGCTTCCATTTTTTCAAGTTTCTCATTCGCCTTCTCTGATGCCAGTTTGGCTGCATTAAAGGCAGATAAAGCAGAAGTTTGCTCAATTATCGCTTCTTCTTTCTTTACTTTAAGTACGGTTAAACGGGTTGCAAGCTCCTCCCTTAATGCCACAATCTGTGCAGCCTTTGCTTGTGTAAGTGTCCCACTCGCAACAGCGGCCTCCAAATCTGCATTTTTGGACTCTTCTTTGATTGTGAGCAACGATTTCAAGCCTTCAATTTCAGCATCAACTTTCAATGTCCGCTCCACACCTTGCAAAGCAGCCATCGTCATTACAGCAGCTTTATACGTACCATAAGCAATAGCAGCAGATTCTATAGTAATAGCTACCTCCTTCCAATGCTCAACAAGATAAGAAGCACCAGATAGTGCACTATCAATGACATTCTCATTCTCTTTTCCTATTTCATTAAACATAGTGGATATGGAATCCTGAATATTGCTTATTTGCCCGGTAATAGTTTTAGACTGGGACTCCATCAATCCACCGAATTTACCACCTTCATTAGTCATGGATTCGATAGCCTTCTGCACTTCGGGGAAACCGACTTTACCAGCAGTAACAAGCTCTCCAACCTTATCTTTGGCTACCCCAAACTGTTTGGCAAGTTCATCCGCCAATGGAATGCCTCGACCTTGAAACTGGCGTAAATCTTGGGCGAACAGTCTCCCCTGCGTCATAGTAGTGCCATATAACCAAACAAGATCATTTAAAGGAATAGAAAGACCAGCTGCAATATCTCCCAGTCTAACCAACGTTTCATTAACATCTTCAGCAGCTGTTCCATAGGCAAGAAGTTGTTTGGCACCATTGGCTACCCCTTGTAAGTCAAAGGGGGTTTTCGCAGCAGTATAAACCAACTGTGACATTAATGTGTCTGCCTGTTCCTTACTGCCAAGCATCGTATTAAAGGCAACTTCTAATTGTTGGAATTCACCACGCACACGAGCAATATCACTAATAAGCTCTTTCGCACCTATACTAACACCAAAAGCAGCGGCAGCAGTCGTCATACGACCGAATATTTGCTCAATACTCACACCGCTTTGTTCTATTAGCCTTGATGTATTATTTACACCTGATTCTGTTTCATGTAACTTGCGCAGAAAATTGGAGTTATCTCCTGTTATGTCAAAGTGCAGTCCTGCCATAGTCTTTTCGATTTTATAGGTACCATGTAACATTACATGGCTTAAATTTTGTCATACTGAATTATATAGTTTTAATCCTCAAGCATAGCCTTTATCAATTCCCGATTTTTAGGATCATCAGCATTAATATGTTCTTTATTATCAAAGATATTTAATTTCTTTCTTTCTTCGGCTGTCAAATAAATAGTAGTGATAGCGTCTGCTAATAGCATTTTCAAGTTAGCGTAACTAATCCCCCATACAACATAGTTCATAGTCCAACCGTAACGTTGACAGACAAAATCTATTAGTGTGCCATAAGTACTATTGCCACCAAATGTAATGCTGCTATTGTCTTTCTTTACGTCTGCAATACGTTTCCGTTCGCTCTTTTCTTTGCCTATTCCCAAATACCTAATATATTCATCCGTATTATCGCTAGAAATTACGAGAACGAATAGAGTAGCTAATTCTTCATTGCCAAGGTTGTCATTAAATAACTTTGCACGGCTGTCAATTTTAGCATTATTGAAAATATCCCACTTTCGATTGAAGGTGTAATATGATAATATCCGGCAAACTATATCCCTTTTTCCGGAACACAGCCTAAATGATTCCATATACGGGTTAACTGCTATGATTTTATCATTAGCATTCAACTCTTTGAACAACCTTGCAAGCAGGTATGTTTTTCCAAGAGTTGGAGGATATATAAAAAAATGCCGACTTCCAATATTAAAACCTACTGGTCTTTCCATAATGGTATCGGCAATATCCATTTCCATGCATTTATTATCTTCCATAATAAAAAAATATTAGAGCAGAATAGCGGATTCAAACCGCTCCCTTATGATAACATACGCGCTCTCACTATGCAAATTCTGCATATAGCAGGTTTGTCCTACCAACCTGCAAAGGGCGTCTATTCCGCTTGCCATTTATTCGTCGAACAGCTCAACCGGCAGATGTATATTTTGCAGCAACCTCAACAACTTCCCCTTCCTTGATAGTTGCAGATGTTTGTGTAGGTTTGGTCTTACCACTTACATCCTTATACTGGATAGTAACACTTCCCTTAGTGGCAAATACCTGTACCCCACTCTTGTGCCAGTCTTCTTCAGTAGATAACTTCCACATGCCGACTCCACCATCATCAGAGATGACTACTTTCAGGCTGCCGGCACCGCTAAAATTTACAACTTCATGTTTCACCTGATTACCGGTTGAAGGTTTCAGTACATCAAAGGTATATTTCCATTTCTTACCATTCTCTGTATCAAAAGTCTCCTCCATAGACATGACAGAACGGTCAATAACGATACCCTCGACTGTTGGATCTTCCGGCTGCAACTTTACAGCATATTCCCCAGAGATGATACCATCAATATCTTCAACAGGCTTTGCGCGTCCTTTTCCTGCACGAAGCTCAAATTCAAACGTGTAAGTATTAGCAGCATATTTTACAGCTTCATTTTCCCCACCTTCGATTTTAGCTTCCTTTTTGGCGCCTTTTGTTGGTGTCAACTTTGTTGAATTCTCAACAGGAGTAGGAATATCAATCCAAGATATTGGCGCCTTTCCGCCATCACCTAATTTACCAATCTTAATAACGGGCTTTCCCCATGATAGTTCCATAATCTTTATTCATTTATTTGTTTATACAATAACTTGTTATTGATGAAGTGCTCGTCTTTCCCGTTCACTTCAAGTACCCTTTGTTTATTCAGCGTAAAGCGGTAACTTTCCCCACGCCCTACTTCGAGAAGCTTATAGGCAATCTTGCATAACTCACGCAAACGAATTGATTTTTCCTCTGCTTGTCCGCCACGAATATCATCTGGGACGTAAATATTCACATTCACAAAAGCTTCCTGCATCTGGCCTGATTCGTTATCGAGAATAGAAATGACAATGTCCTCCAAGTTAGAATCTTTGGGACGCCTTGTCTTCCTAAGCTTCCCTGTAACAGCCTTTTCAAGAGCAGAACCTTTGATGAACTTATAAATATCATCCTTGATTTCAATATCTGACTTCATCATGCAACAATTTGAGTTTTAAGTTTCATCATCATCTTAGGAAGTTCCTTCCTTGCAAACAATTCAGCGGAAGCAAGCACATTCTTGTTATCCATAGCCTCTACGAGTTCGGCATAATTCATTCCGGCAACAACGATAAGCGCATAACCGCTTACATATTGTTTTGCGATTTCAGTTGCAAGCTCTTTACCTTCCTTGATACCATCAGTACCTTGCTTCACTTGATTAAACGTTGAGTACTTAATGATTTTACCATTATGAACGATTACATAACCAATAGAACTACGCAAGTTGCCTGACTGGTCAAACCAGCTTAATTCTTGCGGTCTGTCCTTCGCTTCAATAATGCATAATTCTCCAAGATACGAAAGTGCACGTATGGCAAGCATATTGACACGTTCTACTTCAGCTTTAATTGCTGCATTGATTTCGCTCATCGGCGTAGTCATCTTTATACCCATAACTTACAGTAAGTTTGATAGCGATGGAAGCCCTTCACTTTACATTCACGTTCAATGCCTCCAAGAAGGAATAGCCTTACTTTATCATCAATAGCAAACTCTCTACAATCAGCATCAAGTCGGACAACAGCCGAATACTTTCTGACAACACCATCCTCAAATACTCTTTCCTCTGCTTTCCCATTAGGCACATGACGACACGGAATATCACCTTCATAATGGCTTTCACCTTCATGGTAATCTCCATTGTCATCCTCGTACCCGGGAGTAATTACGAGATATTTTAGCTTGTGGGGTCTATCATCAAGTATCATAATCATCCTCCTACGTATACAGTTGGCTCACTAAAGCATTTATCATCCTCTCCAATGGAACGGTAAATTGAATTAGCAAGTTTCTTAGCTTCTTCAACCTTCTTATCAGACAAACTCATAGAAACATCACCTTCTGTATAGTTTTGCGCTTGAACAAGGCTTCGCAAACAATCAGCAACAGCACCTTTGAAAGGCTTGCTTTTAAAGATTTCAACAGTACATTCATCATTACCATTTAGCTCTCTCTCAAGAAGGCGATTCTCGAAGAAGCCACTACTTAATTTGTAGTGGACTTCATCTTTCAGTGCTTGTAGGATTGTCTTCATTATCATTAAGCCTTATGTGATTCAACAGCTGCTCTTAACGCTTCTTCCTGTTCATCATTGAGCATATTGACTTTTTCAATCAATTTTGCATCAGTGATATTAGAAGCGACACGCTCTCGGGAAACAGACTTCAATGCAGCTATAAATTCAGGCTTTTTGTAGGTCGCTCCCCAAATCGTAATCTTCACATCACCAGAATCTTTGGTTTCTTCTTCTTGATTGACAACTTGCCCTTCAGAGAAATCATAGACATAAATCTGATCTACATCTTCAATGATTGGAGCTACAAAAGCTTGTCCGGAAGTTATTTCCCGTAATGGGTTTACGAGTGAATATTTAGATATCAGCTTGAAAGTATCCACAAGTCTGTAAATTACATTCTTAACAGGATTAGTTTGTTCTGCCAACCGCCCATATACCAAAGTTCCAACGACTTCATTACAGATGAATACAAGCCTATTAGCATTCCACGGCTTGACCGAACGCTTTTTGCCATCTTCTTCAAAAATGACAGAGCGGTCAATGATTTTAAACGTAATACCACCGTTATCATCAGCAAAAGCTTCATTGAATTTAGCTCCTGTTGGAGTCGGAAGAATTGTATCCGGAGTGAATGATTGACCAATGTAATTAGCAACAAGTTCTTTCGCCCCTTGTGTCTGTCTCAATTTGTCATAAGCAGATTTAGCAATACAAATCTTGATGATTGAATTACCATCTACATCAGCATTGGCAATAACCCGTTTGATGTCCTCAAGAGAAATTTCATCTTTTACGGTAGCACCAAAGGTGTTCTTTTTTAAATAATTGAAGTTCAAACGCATTAAGGCATTGGGAGTATCTTCATCCTTAATGGCAACATATCCATTGGAAAGAGCAAACAGGAAGTTGTATTCATTCCTTTCATCAATACCAACTGAGCAAGCGACAGCATCATTGGCAAGTTTACCGGCAATGACTTTTGCGTTTCCGCCTTGGGCTTCCATCACATTGATGTTATTAATGTCTGACTCTTTCAGAATTTTAGACATACCGATTTTGGGTAGCTTTCCGTTAGCCGATGCAATGCTGTCACGGCTTTTAACCGGTAGTTCGGAATCTACAGCCACAAAATCAGCAGCTACATAGGTTGTATTAACAGAATCGCTTTCCCATTTATTATCAGGGGAATATTCCGTACGCAACATGGCACCATCCCCTTTGTGAAGATAGGTAAGGTTTTTGTTTCTTTTACCGTTTACCTTTTCAATTAGCCGTTGTAGTTTCGGAAAAAACTTAGCAACATATTTTTGAAATAATGATTCATTCATAAATTATACCTCCATTGTTAGTCGTGTTCAAAAACAAGTGTTGGAATAGCCGATTTCAAAGCAGCCTTGATTGTATCCAACGGATAAGGGCTGGCAACATCATTAACTACCCCGGTGTGCATAATTGACACGAACGGTTCTTTTACTGATTTAGTTACATAGCATACACCTGCATATTCATGACTCTCTGGTAATGCTTCATAAGCGTCTCCTTTAGAATTGACCGGCATAGGCTTGTATGTGTCGGATTCCGTATCACGAATAATCACATGACCTGCACGAATAAACTCTCCTTTGAAATTAGCCACATCTAACACTTTACCGCCTTTAATACCTGCTATGTATTTGCGGATGACAATCGGATCGTTTCCGAACCCGAAAGATTCAATGGTACCTACATCTACTGCTCCCATTTTTCCATTTAATTTTAATTATTACAAAATATCAGCCATTTCATCAATTTCATTATCGCTGAATGGCTCCTCTTCTTTAGGTTTACCACCACCGGCAGCAGGCGGCATTCCAGTAGTAGAAAGTCCAGCATCTGCCCGTTCTTGGTTGTAAGCCTTCAAATCCTCTTCGACTTCGGAATAGAATTCCTCAAACTCTTCATCATTTTCAAAACTCATTTTCGAAAAACTTTTCAGAGTACGGGAACCAAATGTACCGGTATCTTTCAACAGGGCTTCCAACTTTGCTTTCCGAGAAGCAACAAGCTTTTCTCCTTCCAATGCGGATATTTTGCCTGTTAAAGTCTCAATGGTCTGCAACATGCCTTTTGCCCATTCCGGTGCATCATCATTCTTTCCTTTGTTTTTGGGATTTTTCTTGTTTGAACCCGATTGGCGGTTGATAGCATTTGATGACTCATCGTCAATGTCGTCATCGGTTTCATCGTCGTCATTCTTTTTGCGATTCTCTTCGATTACTCGATTTGCGAAAGACTGGCTGACTTGCAGGTAAGGAAGAACCGCATCAATAGCTGTATCAATCTCTGCGTTAACATCCTCTTCGGAGGCCTCATCAGTGGAAGTTAGATTGTCGGCAATCTTGGCAGCGACACTCATTAACTCCTTTTTATTGAACCCGAACGCCTTCACTTTCGGTTTCAATCTCAACAAAACTTGTTGTTTTCTGTCCATTACTAAATGAATTTTAAGTTACTAAAAAGAAATAGTCTGCGTAGCAAACGTATGCCAGCAGACTATTCCGTAGAACTTAAAAACACTTTTAGAGCAATGAGTTTTTACGACAAGTTCCGTGGCGTACATCTTCATACGCTTTGGATGCAAATATACTAATTTTATTTGAAAAACAAATAATTTGAAATATATTTTATCTCATTATCAGAACTATAATAAACCCTCATCGCTAAAAGAGTAAAACGAGTTATCGGATACAATTATGCTATCAACAAGTTTTATATCAAACAACGAAAGAGCTTTCTTTAACTTGTCTGTAATTTGTTTATCTTCTATTGATGGTTTCACATTACCAGATGGATGATTATGTGCAAAAACAACTCCACTTGCCAAGCTGTCTATAGCATACTTTGCGACAATCTTTGTATCTACCAATGTGGAGGAAACCCCATCCTGTGAAATCTTAGCCCACGCAATGGCATTATTGACATTATTCAACATGATGATGAACGAACTTTCGTAAATGAGCAAATCTTCGTGGTAGAAGTTTCTTGCATACTGTGAAGCATCATCCGATGAAATGATTCTCTTTTGTTCAAGATTGCCTTTTGTGGCTGATAGTTTGTATTCAATAGCTTTCTTTCCCATCGCTCTACTTTTTAAATAACTTCAAAATCTATTTTGGCAATTACATTGTCTATGCTCTTTATTTTCTCAACAAACTCTTCACTTGCGGTAAATTCAACAGAGAAACCATCAAAATTGAATGGGTGCATATAAGCCACTAAGCAGCTTACTAATCTTTGGCAATAAACTGATGTTTTGTAAGTTTTCATAATCTTTCTCCTATTTTCAATGTTATACTTTGCTTTTCTTTATATAGCTAAGATACTGATTATTAGTGATATATACAAATTTCTAAAACTATTTACCTGCTGATTACCAGTGAATTAAACAAGGTTTAACGGATAAAAAAAAGAGCGACCGAAGCGCCGCTCTAATCACGTAATGTCTATCATGCTATTCTTTGAGATATCTATATGCCTTTAAGTACTTATTCAATCTCACGAGGTCTTTTTCTGTCAATTCACTCAGTCGGGTAATATCCATATTATCCTCCAAGTCGTGTATCTTGACTTGCCTGCCTATTGGATTTAACCGAGAGCGTTTTATGAAATCTTCATAGCTTTCTTCTTTGTTACGGGAAACAGAGAGAATAGCATCCACTATTTTGCGAGGGAAACCTTCCATCAGTAAATATTCGGCAGTAACTTCGGTATCTTCTATTGTATCGTGCAACAAAGCAACAATTCTTTCTTCGTCAGTAGAACATCTGCTTGAAACACGAATAGGATGGAAAATATAAGGTGCTCCAGCTTTGTCAACTTGATAAATATGCGCGTCTGTTGCTATTTGAAGGGCTTTTTCTAATAAAGTGCTAGTATTCATCATATTCTGATTTTGAAATTTCTTTTCCTCCAAGAATTATATCACAAACTGCCTCATTGGATTGTGGTATTTCTATCTCATTACGTCCATGATGTTTTATATATGATTTTGTTTGACCGTTATCGAGATATAAACGGATAACAGCTTCTTCAAAATTGTCAAGCAAATAAATCGTTGAGCCTGACTGCAATTTATTGTACAATTCTTTTGAGTTCATTTTTATATGTAAAGATAGTGATTTTTATTGGAAATGACTATAATACTCGATTGATTTTTCAGCTATTTTTTGCGCCTTTTTATCAGCTTTGTCTAATATTCGCCATTCTTCGTAATATTTATGCCCTAATCCTCCTTCCATATCTGTTTGCTTTCGTATCTCTTTCCAACGTTCTTCTCCAAGAATTTTTTTTGCATCTTCCGGCTTTTCTTTGGCATAAATCATTCGTTCTGTATTAACTTGAATTTCGGCAATTAATCCGTTAGATGTTTGGATATTGACTATATTGCCACTATATCCCATAAAAGATTCCGGTTTTTGTCTTTTCAGCCGTACAAACGAATCACTTTCTGACAGTTCGTTCAATACTTGATCTATTTGTGATTTGGGGACTATAATTGTCGTCCTTACTGAGTCTTTTATATCGTATGGAGTTATATCTTCCGTTATTACCTTTCTTGTTATTGATGAAATGCTTTTGTAATTGATTGGCGTTACAAATCCTTTATTCCTTTTAGCTATGGATTCCGCCAAATTTTGTATCTCATTCCCAACTAAAGAAGCACGATAAACAATCTCTTTAGATGAGTTCTCAATGTTTATATTCTGAACAATTGATTTGTTATCTCTCAAAAAATAAGGTAGAGTGTTTCTTTTATGGGCTTTCTCAATCCTTTGCTGATTGGAGATAACCCATTTCTTGAAATTATCGGATACATCCTTTACCTCATTCACGCTTTCGGTAGTAACCTTGCTCTTTCCATCCCACGCCCAAAACTCTTCTTCTGTTTTAAGGATAGGTATCTTATAGCATCGGCAGGACGGATGCCAACCGGTCCAAACAAAATCTTTCGGATATTTACCGACCAACGATTCACACACCACACACGGAAATTCTCTGCCGGAGCGTTTGATTTCATAGCCTACTACGAAATCCATTTGTTTCCAACGCTCATTTTCAGCAGTACGGTAAGCCATATTGATTTCAGAACGAGCCAACCGAATAGAACGATATTCACAATCCTTGAGGTGTTCCGCATTTCCGAACATCTCTTTATAATCTTTTTGCAGGGATGGAAAATCGAGCAGATATTTAGAGATTTGCTTACTCAACGTAATAGCACTGGTGCCTTTTTGAATAGCGCAGGAAATAGCAGCTTCCAATTCTTCCTTGTAAATCGTAGACTGTTGCCAAAGTTTATCAGAGATATTGAAGCCTTTATCCTTGCGGTTCTGAAACGCTTTTAGAGCATCAGAGTTGGTTTGGTACAGAACCTTATACTTTTCTCTATCAATCTTGGCTGTGTAGGCTTTCAAAACCTTATCAGCCATCAAGTCCTGTGCCTCATTGCTAATCTTCCACTCATCAGAAGTACCACGATAGATAACAGAACAAACATCATCTACGAACCGAGCTTGAATGTCTGCTATAGACTTCTTGGTTTGCGGATAGTCAGAAAATTTGAAGACAGTACCACCGTCGGCATCATATTCGGTATTCAATGCAATCTTAGCGGCTTCCAGATTAAGAGTATCGTATATCTGCTCAACAAGGGCGACATATCTGTTTAGCCGGTTGTTGAGTTCCTGATATTTCTTCTTTTGATTTGGAATCTTAGGTTTTGCCATGATTAAACATCATACATATTTTGTCCATTGTCCTATACGATAAAGGTTCGCACCTTCCTGTGAAAAGCCAATAAATAGCTTGTGCAATTAAAAACGGAATAACAATTATCATCATTGCAATAATCAAACATAGCCGCAAGAAAACTTGATTCACTCTGGTTGCAGTCGCTCTGACGCTATTATAGTTTTCATGATTGAGACATTCAGCTTTGCTAAGAAAACACTCAGCTTCTCTAAATCCGCAATATTCAGGAGGAACACCTTCAAGTACATAAGCGACAGATGTACCTCTTTCTGGATGTACAAATATCTCTATAGCTTTAATTCTATGGCGAGTAGGAGCATTCTTGCCAACCCACACATAATCGCCAATGTTATATTTATTCTTAATTTTCATTTCTTTCTGAATTTATTTAGCACTTCTATGAATTTTCTCATTGCATTAGCAGTATCTTCTATCATTTGAGGTTGCTTTGCTTTTAATTCAGCGATAGATTTATCTCCAATGGCTTCTGCTTCCTGTGATATATTAGCCTTACTCCATTCCTTGTTGCATTCTTTATTGCAGAAGAAAAAGCATCCACTTATCCCATATAGGAATGGCATCTTTGCTACAAATCCCATTTTTAGAGCTTCTGACATGGCAGCACCATCGGACTTTTCGGTATCAAACAAGTGCTTGCCGCACGTAGCACATTTAATTTCTCGTTTCATCTTTTCTCGAATTTGTCACATATATCACGATTCAAAAACTTACTCCATTGGGAAAACTTACAACGGCACATGAAAACATCACCTTTCCAATCTTTCTCATGCCAATCATACGAATGTTTGCAACCTCGGCAATGGTACTTGGATTGAGGAATAACTTTCTTTGCCATTATTCCTCAATTTTATCAGGTGCAGGCATTTCCAACAGCCGGATAGCCTTAATCGTTTCTCTCCATTCCAAGATAGCCTTACACAAGCGATGATAGCCATCGGCTATTTGTCCTACTTCGTCCAATATGATAGGGTATTCAAGCGAACATTCATTAACTCGTTTCATCTGAAAGATAAAGCTATGAAGCTGATTGCATTCAAACGGTTCAGTAGTCAAGTCAATATTCCATAAAGGCATATCAAGAACCGGATACTCCTTAGCTTTGGCAAAATCGTATAGTGTTTGCGCATTCCATATTTTATTGCCTCTATGGTATTCGCTTTCATTAAAGCTCATGCTATCTATTGGTACTTTCATGCTATTCCTTCTTAATGTACACTTTGATTTCACCTGTAACATGAAGTTCATTGTCAACTTTCTCTACGGAGTATTCAATAAGTCCTCTTTGGATAATGGAGTGTATAATAGATTGACGAACCTCATCCTTAACCTCTTTAATGAGCATATCGTCAGCCTTTCGGTTGGACCAGCCTTCATCGAGTTTCATCTTCTTGTGATAATCCTTAATTTCCTTCTTGGTGCGACCGAGGCAGATGCCAAGTTTCTTCGCTTCGTAGTTGTCAACTCGTTCAATGCTACTCAATCTTTCTTGCGGATTGATTTTATCGGCCAGCTTAATGAGCCATTTTGATATTCTACTTCTCATAATTGTCAAGTATCTTATTTACGGTTTTCTCTTCCACCTCTTCAATAATAGATATTGCTGCATCCAATGCAATTCCTAGTTCTTTAGGACTTGGCATAGGTATTTCTGCACCTCTTCTCCAATGGTTGTAGTCGCGTAGGAATTTTACCAATTCTTTCTTATCCATAATGTTATCTATAAGCAAGCAGCGCAAGTGGAAACCTGCGCCACCGTTACCTTCTCTACACGTGGCAGATAGGTTATTCTAAGACGATCTCCCAATCTTCGGCAAACACGTCACTAATAGACGGTACCCATGAATCAGCACGACCAGTATTTTCATTGTAAATAAGGCACTGGCTTGTGTAGTCAATGAATCCTTTGCCTTTTAGAATAAGGGCTTTTGCTGATTGGGGAAGTGATTGCATTTTAGGAATGATTTCTTCGGTAATATGAGCAGGGACTTGCTTTACAACAAACAAACCTTTGCCGTTCCATCCACTTCTTCTGACAGCTCCACCTTGTTTCAATATTTCGATAGCATCTCCAAATGTCATCAGATGTAATGGAGCTTCAGGTGCCCCGTCAATTCTACCGATACGGCATTCCAGCACGTTAATATACCTGCTCATGATACGATGCTGTAAACGAAGCAAATGGTTCTGATATTTGTCTGTTACAACTTCGTCTATTTTTCCGGATTCAATAAATGGGGCAAATTTGTCCATCTTTTCATACAAGTCTCGCATTTCAATGTGCAATCGGTCAAGAAATGAATCTGCACACTTGTATGCTTTATCGAACGGTTCTGCCGGAGACCAACTTTCATACCCATCCTGATACCTCACGTGATAGCCTGCTTTTGACTTCTCATTTTCGTTAGGCACTTTTCCTGCTTGCAGCAAGCCTTTCTCATACGCTTCTCCCATTGTCATAGGTTCGGCTTCAATCTGTTTCGTTCCAATATACTTTTTCATTGTTATTATTTTTAGAATGATTATTCTGCACCTTCAAACAAGCTATTTACTCTTGTCTGTTGAGTGGCTTTATCTTCTTCTTGAATTTGCTTTAAAGTTTCTTCAGGATCATTAGAATACCCGGCTATGCGGATAGATTCAAGTTGGCTAAATATGGCTTTACCTCCATTCCCTTTTATACATCTATTAATCAATGCATCTTCATCATTTTGAATAAATGGGGTGATAACGTGCTCAACCTCTATGTTGTCTATTTCACTCTTCCACTCGGTATTCATCATTTTTAAAAACTCCTTGATGACATTGCATTCACGCTCAAAGAACTCTATCCAGGCACCGGATTCATCACCTATTTTCAGATGGGCATCAGATAACATCATTTGTCTTGCATCAAACCCGATATTACCAAGGCTTTTCATGTTCTCAAAAGAAAGATCAGGCATTTGAGCTTGCATAAAGAAGAGCTTTAATAAAGTCTCTACATGGTACTTCAAAGCTTCTATAGCTTGAGTCCATGAAACATAAGCCACATCACCTCCATTCTTTAACCGGAACAATCTACGTGTTTCTCCTTTATCCTCCTCACCGACTAATTCTCCAGTTACTTTCAACACAGGAGCGGAGTTGTAAGCAATGACATCAGAATTACGGGATAACGTATATTCAATTTCTTCGCGAATATGCGACAACCCATAATACACAGGTTCAGGACGAAATGTGTAAGCACCAGGTATTTTACCAAGATGAAATGCTATTTTTTCCGGAGCTATGACAGATTCCCAATCACCATTTTCCTGTTTCCATTTATAGTGCTTATTAGCTGTATATGTTTCAAAGAAGGTAACTTCTTTGTTATTTATTTTTTTCTTGTATTCAAAGGACATAGCAATCATATCCCCTAATTCATCAAACAAGGGATATAAATCCACTCCGTCCATAGGAGAATACGTCTTACACCTCAGCTTATATTCACTTTTGAAGCCATATAAAGTGTTGGGTTTCTTAACTGCATACCAAATCGTAAAGATTTCACAAGAAGCAAAATAAGTGTTACCACGTTTAGTGTTTTCAGAGTCAATACGGGCATATTTATAAATAGCCTCAATAGCTTTGGCTATTTTTTGACGTGTTTCATTATCTTCTGTGTTGTGATAAACACGCCTGACCGGGATAGCGAAAGCAAATTCAGTAACACGTTTTACAAGTAGTCTTTCCAAGCCAAGATAGATACGTGAAGCAGGGTCGACGCTTCCATCAGATCTCGTTTTATCCTTACGACCAATTTTATCATCGACTATCTTATGTTTGGATGGCTCGTAATCTTTTAATAATTTACTCCATTCAGGAACATTTATAGACTTGTTTTTTAAACCACTGATAATATCAGATACAGTTCTTGTATTATTAAATATTTCGGTTATTTCGTCCATTGCTGTATAATTGTACGGTACGGCTTCATACCGGTGGTAAATGTTATTTGGATAGGAATTTTTCTACAAAGTAAATCTGCCCTTTTCCAGTTACCTTAGTCGTGGTAGTCACCAAGACCACTCCGTCAGGCTTTGTTATGGAAGTCTGCTTTAGCTCAAACAATCCAAGTTCCATCGCTTTCTGTGTTGGCTGGTTGTAGTATTGTCCTTTTGAGCATAGATAACCATTTTCGCGCATCCAAACAAATAAACGGTTCTGACCTATATTTACACCGTTCTGCTGTAATATCTTTGCAAGTTCAGCAACCAAGCATGAACGTTGAGAAGTTGAAACCGCATCGGCAAAAAGAACTTTGGGTGCGTCTTTTTGTATCTTCTGTTCGGCCTCGATACGCTTCTGTTTTTCTTCTTTTAGATTGGTTGCAAGCCGAATCAGAAAATCAGGTGAAGTCAAAGCCTTTTCTAATGTTTCGTTTGTCATATATATACCATGCTTGCGGATTGAAGGTAAAACTTCGCTTGTTACCCATTTGCGAAACTTTTTAGCTTCAGGTTTACGGCTGTCCAATATTACATCATACAAACCGTCCTCATCAACAAAGTTCGTTTGTTGGATTCCGCCTGCTGTTTCAAGGGGGTACTTTGAAAGTACATCCTTATCTAATCTTTGAGCTACCTTACTGGGAATCAAATCCAAAACTCGGCATACATCTGCCAAGCAAAATAATGGCTCATTATTCTCACTCATTGTAATTCTTATTTGCCCAAATTGCTCATACTCCAAAATCTGAATTGCGTTCATAGTGTAGTTCCGTACTCCTTCATACGGTGATTAATTGATAATAATTGCTCCTAAAAAGAAACCGGGTAACACATGACGTACTACCCGGCAACGTGAAAGGGCACGTTAACTTGAATGTTATAGTGCAAAGATAATTATTTTATTTGAATTTCAAATAAAATAATAACTATTTCAGAGGAATATTACAAAGAACTTCCTGCGCACATTCTCCTTTCAAATAATCCACAGCAATAGCAGCAATGGATTTTGACTGGAGAGTTTTCAACTCATGATATTTATCAAATCCTACATCGTTACTTTTGAGTATCTCCAATGCTTTCGTATATCCTTCTTTCACAGAAGCATTTACAAATTTGTTTATCTTCTTTTCCTGTAGCCTTACTTCTATCTTCCTGATAGTATCAGCAATATGCTCTTGTTGTGGAATAGGCAACTTTTGTCCTAAGAATATTGCCATACGGTTTAAATCTTGTTGTTTCATATTTTCAGTTTTTACAAAATTACAACATATTTCTTAGAATATCTTCATCACTTACGACCAAGTAATCATACGGATAAAATGTATTAGCAAGCGCATCAAACCAGTCAGGAGAACGTTTGATGCGTTTCTTTATCTCCTCTTTTTTTTCAATAAAAATATTTCCGTTGCTCATGAACCCCCAATGCGTTTCAGTAGCTTCTTCCATTAATTTATCACAAGGCGGAAGAGCCGCTCCAAACCCATTCTTCGGATTAAGCCAATCACGTACAGCCCAAAACAAATAAGCTCGCATATTGGCGAAGGTATATTCGCCTGTTATATCATGCAGTCCATGCGCGCTTTCTGAAAACTTACAAGAATATGCATTTTTGTGGTCAAGTTCCTGTAGTCGTGAAAACACCCCTGCCCCCTCACCAATAGTGTCAATAAACGCTTTTGAACCTTTTTTGTTAAGATACTTGGTAATCATCCCAGCAACATGCATGTGATCAGCCGTTCCTGCGGATTGGTGTACCTCAAACTCCGAGACATAATTACCGTATCTGGGACACAGTACGCTGTCGTCACGTCCCATACCGGCAACATCAACACCAAGCTTGCAGCTTTTTTTCGGAGTAAAACCATCTTCCTTCAACCGCTTCCAGTTCTCATTGGCGATCTCTATCCATTCATAGGGAATAAGCACATCTTCAGCTACTTTAGGGAACATGCCAAGCACCTTGACACGGAATAAGTCATTCGGTCGATACAACCCACCTTCCCATTTGAAATCACCTTCGCCTTCGTTGAAGTCCTCTTGTTGGATAGGCGAGCACCAATTCGAGACTTTATCCTTCACCCATTCATAATCCACTTGACCGGGAATGACTATTTTCTTGCTTACGACATTCTCCGCATTAAGGGAACTTAACCTGAATTTGGCAAAACGGTCGGACTTCATGGCCCGCGCTGCATATCCGGTGGTTACGTTTGGGTTGAACACGATGAGTAAACGTGAATTTCCCTGCAAGTTACCTTCAATGGCGTTGAATGTGGTTTCAGAGATACCTGATGCCTCTGTTACAACAAACATGGTGTTTACAGCATGAAATCCTGACCATGCTTCCATATTATCGTCAGAACTCTTAAACCCCGTTAGAAACCATTCATCATAGTTTGTTTTAATGCCAGATGATAATAATCTTCCGGGCAATACTCCAGCATTGCGAAACAATCGTGAGATTTCAGGTATCATAATGTTTTGTACTTGACGACCAGTTGGAGCGGTCATGGCAATCTTGGTGTTTTTTACAAGCTTTCCATTTTCCCAGCGAGGAGTAAGATACATAAAACAGATAGACGCACAAGCAGCCACGAAGTCCTTCCCACGAGCAGTGCCGGAAGCAACAGCAGTCATCCTATTGTACTGTACAGAGTGTATAATATCCTGCTGTTCATTATCCAAACGTGCTTTCATCACATCGGAACAGAACTTGCACCAATCGTCCCTCCACGCCTGCATATACAAGGCAGCCTTGTCGCTCAAATCCATTACTCTTCTATTTTGTCCGGTAATTCTTTCATCAAACTTTCAAACGGATTGACATTGACATCCTGTTCAACGCGTTCTATATAACCACGTTTCTTGCCTTTAGTTTTTAGGTAAAAGATGATGGCAGTCAAATCATCATCGTTAATGGCATTCAACAGCTTTGATTCAACACGATCGATAATACCTTCATTTATCTCTTCAACGATTTCTTTAAACTTGGGGTCATTATCAATCCATTTATAATAACAGGCACGGCTGATTCCGGTCATATCACAAGCGTATGAAATAATCCCCTGCCCTTCTTTTAAATTTTTCAAGAACAATTTCTGTCTTTCCTTCTTTCCCATAATCTTATAACTTTACATGCCAATACGTCTTTAGATTTTCATCAAAGACGCATTAGAACATAAATTAAACATCAATCAAATAAAGACCTCTGCACGCATCCGTCCTCAATTTCTTTCATTTTCTTATCATCCGGTCTCGGAGTTATATTATTCTTATCGTAAAAACCGTTCTTCTCCAAATAGAAATATCTGTTCCAAGTACACTTATCATATTCACCTTCCTTATATGGGGTTAAAGCGGATTGTTCGGCAATGATAAACTCCTTTTTCGTCTTCCCCAACTGCCTACCTCTATGGGTATGACAATCGAACACATAGTCTGGTATTACCATGTGCCGATTATCGTAGTCTTTCAGATATACAATAGGATAATCGAAATCATTTACATAGAGGCTACAACGCCCATACTTTACAACCTTTAGAAGTACGGTAACAGCCTTTGCTACAAAAATGGAAGATTTGAGCGAAGTGGTAGGTTGCATATCATCAGCCTTCTTTAATGCGACAATCTCGTTCGTTACAAATTGGTAGTTGAGATTGCTAGCTATGGAAACAATGCGTTTCCATAAAAACTCCCGGTATCTTACCATTAACTCATTAGCTAAATAACCGGCTCTAACATCATCTTTACCAGTTATGGCACGTTCCAATAACCCGGCTACCAAAAATGTATCATGCCCATTCTTGGTGTAGCATCCTGCGCTATCTCCTACATATTCATCCTTTGGAAATTCTATTCTATCTCTTGAATTAAGCAGGTTGCAGGCGAAATAGTCAGCATCACGATTCTTTCGTGCAGCAAGCAAAATACCAATAGCCTTTTCTATAAACAAGGGAGACTTATTCTGCCAATTCTGCGAATCATCAGCTTGTTTCAATGCAACAATCTTATTCGTAATAAGATCATAACAATCTTCTGCCGATACACACAATAGTCGCTTCCACAGATAATTTCTAAATCGTGGTGCCAATTCATTGGCGGCATAGCAGGCGTAATCCTTGTTACTCCTTCGTATTGCTTTCTGGATGAGGGATGAAACCTCAAACATATTGTGACCGTTTTTTGTGTATAATGCATTTGCCATATCTCAATCTATTATGCGATTTCAAATTTTGAATTTGGATTTAATTTAATCAATCTTGCTATCACTTCCTCTGCCGTTTTTTCAGTTCCCAAAAACTGATGGAATGTAGGGCGAGCAGATTTCGTTCCATCTTTCTTTATTCTGTAAATAAATGCACCTTTTGACAAACCTTTTGAATTAATGTACTTTGTTGCTTTCATTGTTTATCTCCTATTTTTAAGTTATACTTTGCTTTTCTTTTATATAGCTAAGATACTGATTATTAGTGATGTATACAAATTTAAACACCTGATTATCAATAAATTAAACAAGGTTTAACGGCTTACATATCATCAACACAAACACATCTTGGCTTAGGCATTATGAAATCATTAGCAACATTACATCCATAAGCCCCGACATTGAAAATAAGAATCTTATCACCTATATTGGCGGGACCAGAATAATCACGATGGATAATATCATTCTCAATACAGGTGCATCCATAAATGGTAGCGTGTTCAACGTAATCACTATCGTTTGAAAGCACTTTGCAGGGAGGGTTCTTTGTGTGGCAGACAAAGCCAACATCATCACGCTTGCAGTCCACAACAAGCATTGTTTTTCCTCTGATAACTTTTTTGCCGATAATGGTTGCAAGTAGAGACATAGAAGTGGAAACTATCGGTGTGCCATTCTCGGTGATAAGCTGCACTTCTCCATCAGGGAACTCTCTTGCAAACACTTCACCAATAACTTTGGCGTATTCCTCATACAATGGGACATATTCACCATATTGCATTTTGAGACTATCATCCATGCGACCGAACATATTTCCTCCAATATCAACAATACTGGCATCAAGTTCTTTTGCGTATCGAGCCATCATTTCGGCACGTTTCCTGAAATACGAAAGTCCACGAGCATAAGAAATATGACAATGAACACATTTTACTTTTGCCAATCCCTTTCGTTGCAGTTCTGTAATTTCTTGGTAACCTTTGCTATCAACATCAATTCCGAATCTTGAAACTATGCCATTTCCAATATCAAAATTTAGACGAACTCCAATAGTAAGCGGTACGGTACATATTCCAACAAGTGATCCAAGTTCACCAACATTATCAACATTCACTATTCCACCATGATTAGCACAACGTATCTTATCGTCCAAATCCGGGATAACACCATTGTATATAATCCGGCTGTCATCAAATCCATAGTTCCGTGCAAGCTGATACTCTTTGGGAGAAACAACTTCCGCATATCCACCGACTTCTTTTACCACATTGATGAATTCTTTGCAGTAATTCGTCTTGAAACTGTACCCGATATTATAGTTTGGGTAGTATTTTCTGAAAGCGGCTATAAAATCGGTGATATTCCGTTTGAAGTCGCTTTTGTCTGCTATGTATAGAGGTGTTTTCAAATCACCGCTTGACATTAATCTTTGCTGTATTTTTTCTAAAGTCGAAATCATAATACTTTCCCCATTTGTTTTTCATTGCACATCTATACTCATAGTTCCTTTTAGAGTCAATGGTGGTACCTCCTTCGTTGGAAGCCTGGACACCGTAACTGTGGAAATACTTAGGCAGAAGTACAACTCTATTCATAAGTAATTCCTGTAACATCATATCAACATCAGAGATAGCCGGGTCCTTAAGATCGTACTTTGCTTTGAGTGCTTTCTTATTAATCCATCGAACGTGACCAGGCATCCCTTTAAAACAAAATTCCTTGTCATACACGTACAATGCCATTTGAGGATTGTCAAAGGCAAGTCCGAGATTCAGATCGTAAAGCTGTTGACCAATACGAAGTATTTCATTACAAGTCCTTTCTTTCCAGTCCGGATAATTCTCTGCTGTAATAGCAGTATAATTATTAAGGCGATAACAAAAATGCTTTATATCGTCATCGGCAACAAATATTACATCTTCGGGTGTATTCTCAATAATCCAGTATAATGTTGACATGAAGCTATGTACCTTACCGCCACATTCAAGCGTAGCATCTTTAGGAATGACAAGCATATCATCTATGCAGGCATCCCTATAAGCATCAGCTTCCTCTTCTCTAACAACATAAGTACAGTATTCAAGACAATGTTTGGTCATTATCTTGTGAGGTCGCTGATACGACATAACATATATGTTAAACGTAATATCGGGTATCATAGAACTTCTTCATCTTTAATCCGTAGTTTAATTCGTATGTGGATGGAATTTCATAACCAAACAATTGTTTGCATCGCAGATAAGCCATATTGCATCCGGCTTGACGAACAAACGGAAGTGAAGCGTTGATGCGCGGATTTATTTCAAGTAACACTACTTTGCCATCTTTCTTTAGAATGAAGTCAAAAGCCACATTACCATCAAGCCCAAGTTCAGCTACAATCTTCTTCACAATATCATACGCCATATCATTAGATTGAATTTCTCCATACATAATGGATCCAAAAGCCATCATGTAGCCGACATACCCACAAATATGAGTAACAACTCCGTTTTTAGCAAGCGCACTCACTGTATAGTCTAATCCTTCAATTTTCTGCTGGAGAATAACCTTGTTTTTACCATTGCTAACAATAGATTTCAAATCATGCAAGGATATGTATCTATTCTCTCCAAACTTATTGAATAGAGAGGTGTCATTGCTCTTCCTGTCATCCACAACAGCAAACCCCTTACCTCCGCACAAATTATCCACCTTACAACAAATGGAGCTGTTTTTATATTTAAACATAGAGGCAAAAACATCCACATCAGAAACTCCATTCGGTATAATTTGTTTCGGCATCAAATCAGCAAAGCAACCATAAAGAGCAATCTTGTTGTTGGCAACCAGCAAACTATCAATAGAGGAAACAGAGACAAGAATACCGTTTTGCTCAAACTTCTCTTTAGCGCGAGCCATTATCTCCAGTTCCAATGTCGCTGTAGGCATAATGATTGAAATATCAAGCTCCTTACATAAAGATATGAGTGTTTCAATGTAATCAGGTGCAGCTACAGCCGGAACCACAAAATTACCGTCTGACAATTCAGCCGGTGGAAGATTAGCCGCAATAGAATTTGTAACATACACTTTTACCTTAACTCCATCTTCATTGTTTTTCAGACAATCTATAACTTCCTTTACGTGAATGGAGCAGCACGTAAGCAGCACATTGAAACCTTTCATCTTTTTTCTTTTTTAGGGGTTATTTGAGCTTTTATATCATCGTACCAAATAGCACGCGCTTTAATCTTTCGTTCTTTAGTGGCATTTTTAGATACCAGAACTTTCTTGTCGTCAATTCCAAGAGTACGGGTAAGATTCAAGTAGTCAATCTCGCTCCTGCACACAATCATCACGTAATCATACTTCTCGTATCGTATGAGTTCCATGTCCTTAATTTTGCTTTCTTTCGTATTTAGGTTCCCTAAATCGAGACTTAAATCAATCTTTAAGTCGGCAGTCCATTCCGCCAATTTATCCATATCCCATTCACCGGCATGGGTATTCGCTTTGATATTGATAGCCTTTAGTTCTGATTCACTGTAACCAATAAGGCGTTTGCACAAAACTTGCGTGTCCGGATTATCCATAAGAATAGAAACACGCTGATGTCCAGAAATGATGTTATTGTGTTCGTCAATAACAATAACACCAAAATCACCAAGATTATCAAGCGATTCTTTCAACTTCTCCTTAGCTTTTTTTTTCAGTGGCTTACGAGGATTACCGAATTCTGTTTTAAGTTCAGATACTGGCAGTTCTATTACTTCTATTCTTTTATCCATTGGTCTCTTTTTATAGTGAATGTATGTACATTAGGTCTGATTGGAGAAGTTCCAAGATCCTTAAATTCAAGTTTCAAAGCATTCTTCCATGCCGCAATATTACTAGGATTGATATATTGATAAATACCTTTCATTTTAGCAATACGGAAAGCATATTCAAGGATAAGGCGGTTACATTCATAGCCTACACCCTTGCCCCAATATGATTTATTGAGTATATGGGTGTGAAGTTCCCCAAATCCACACGCCAATTCATCTATTCTATCTATGAAGACATTGCCAATATAAGTGTCGTCAGCAAGAATGGCGAAGCGGATGCAGCGATTAAGTTCTACTTGCTCACGATAGAAATTGGTTTCAGATTCCAACGACAAAGGAGAATAAGGACTTTCGCAAATAGCGTACTTCCATATATCCTTATCCTTACGCATTTCCCAGCTGTATTCAGCATCAGATATTCTTTGAGGTCTTATCTTTATTTCCATATTTTCCGGTTATGTACAACTTCATACATTTTCTGTGCAAATGCCTGCCGAGCATATTCCCGACAGGCTTAAACACAAATTCAATCATTCTTCAAGCTACTTACAAGAACACTTATGCCATTTTTCGGCTTCTTTCAGTCGTGTCAGATGGCAATTCCCATCACCCCGTAAACTGCACAAGCTTTTATGTTCTTGTTTTTGCTTATCGCTACTATAAGGGTTGAGGTATCGGCAGGACTCGAACCTGCAATGCTTGGCAATCTTCACGTCTTTTGCGTAGAACGGTATGATTAGTTTTACATTGATGTCCCGTTTTCATAACATCGCAACCAAGTCTACTAAGAGTTGTCAGCGTCTAACCAATTCCGCCACGATACCAGTTGTCCGTCTTTCCGAACTGCCATCGATGTTGCAACCGAACCACTCGTTCACCCATGAGCTACGCTGGGGAATGCTTTCGCATTCGTCTTAGTCTGTTCCTAAGCGCCAACATCATGAACCGCCATGTCGTCACCGTCAACTGCTGCATGATTTTGCAGAAATCCACCTTGATAAATACTCTCTGGGACTTATTCCGGATTTACCCATACCCTTTCTACCTACCACTCTATCGGCTTTCCCATCTTCGGACAGACCCGACACCCGTCTTCAATTCGGATAGAGTGATGCGTTCATTGATACAAGACTGCGGGAATTCAAGGACTCGAACCTTGTTCTTCGGATTTTCAGTCCGACGCATAGACCAACTTTGCTAAATTCCCTTGTTAGCTAATTGAAGGAAGCAAGATTTGAACTTGCAATCGGATGATATTCCACGCTGTCAGACTGTTTACGTCCATCCTTTTTCACCGCTGACAGGCGGCTACTTAACAATCCCATTTCTGTCATTCCTTCAATTTAGCTGTTTTCTCTTATTTCTGCCTCAAAAGTAACTATTTTTATTTGAATCTCAAATAAAAATAAGTAAAAAATAGTATTTTTCGACTTTCAAGGTCTCAACTTTCCAACATTTCATCATGTGATCCGTTTCGCGTCCCATATTAAACCATTTACCTATATAATTTTCATGGGCTTCTTGTTCAGGTAGATTGATTGGAGTTATAAACCAGTCTTTATTTCCTCGCTTATCTTTCAGGTAAACTTTTACCGTTGTTCTCATAATTACTCTCCCCACAACTTTAGTGCAAGTTCATAATTCTTCTGCGCCTCGTTCACAGCTTTCTTGGCGTAAGTGAGAGTATAAGAGTGTGAACGTGGATATTTACCGGACTTTACACCCTCATGGTATTCTTTAGCTACTTCCAACTTATGTTCGTAGAAGTCGATACTTTCAGGCATTGAAAGATTGATAGTTTCAGCACGTTTTTCCCAATACTTGGCTACTCTTTCATGTTCGGCAGCTTTGTCACTAAACTCAACGCTTTTCCCCATGTTATTCCAGGCATCATCTATCATCTTGCGATGCCCTCGTTCGCTGTGGTGTCCCACTTTGATCGGCTCGCCTAAAGAAAGAAAATCCCGATGTTTGTTTGATTTCTGAAAATACTCATTACTCTTTTGTGCAGCCGATGATGCCCAATCATGCCTGCGTTCCGCTCTTTGCTTCGCCCATTCCTGTACATTGAAACCGTCAGCTCTAATGATTGAGTAGTAGAAAAATCCATCACGTTCAAATACAAGATTAAAGACGATACTTTCGTTCTCTTTACCGTACTTGGTGGTTACCTCGATAACTTCTCCTTTTTCGTGCTTTTCAGTGCACTTTGCCAAAAATACATTTGGACAGAATTTGTGATAAGTATTCATTGCTCTTATTATTTATAAATTTCTATACTTCGCCATTCTTTTGACATTCAGTTCCCAATCTGTTTTCACGTAATTCTCAACATCTTCTAAACTTCCAATCTTTTCGGGTATTGATGAACCACACATATAATATCCGAAACAACCATCTTTCTTATAGATGTATCCGTATGTTGTCCCTGATGGAGATTTGCAGATAGCTACTTTTTCTTTCATTGCTCTTAATTTTAAAATGATGGATCTATATAATGATTCTGATAATGCAGCATAAGAAGCACTCCGTCTTTGTACGACTGTCCTTCTGCTACCCAATATCCGTTTCTTCTTTTAGTGAATACTTCTGCACCGCCTTCAAGTTCGGGCAAAATTTCGTACTCTCCAGCGTAATAATCAATACACTTGGTTTGATTGAAAGTAACCTCAATCTTGCATGGTGATACTATTTGGGTTACAGTGGCTGCACGCTTATCTGAGTAATAGCAAACTGTACAACCTAGACCAAGTTTCGGTACAAGATTCTTGATAGCTTCCATTCGTTCTTTATCTTTTTCTTGTCTCCATTTGAAAAAGTCCTTTTCGTTAGACGGACACTCTCTTTTTTCTATTTCATGAAGAATTGCAAAACTTTCTTCACTTGTTAATTTACCCAATGTTTTCATTGCTCTATATTTTATCCGTTATACGTTGCTGTTATTTCCTTTGCATGAAGTTCTTTTCTCAACTCACTATTCTTGTATATTCTTACAGATACGATTCTAACCGTATCAGACAGGAAACGCCCACAGTCTTTTGTCACCTTTTGTTCCAACTTCAAAGCTTTCGCTAGATTTTTTGTACGCTTTTTTATGGTGCTCTTGAATCCGAAGACGAAATCTTCGGTGTCAATCTCGAACTGATAGGTGTCAGAGTGTAATATCTGGTTAAGCTCGGATGTCATTCGTTGTATTTTACTCACTGATTTATGTTTTAAAATTCAACAATTGCAATTTCATATTCAAGACCTGAAAGAACACCTTCAATCAAAGATTCCATTTGTTCCATTTCTTCCAATTCTGTTTCTTCAAACTCTTTTGATTCCCAGATGTTCGATGCAGTCCATTCGCCATTCTCTGAAAGGAAGCGATTATCTTCTATTCTCCAATAACCATTTCTCGCATCTCTTAAACTAATTTCAACTTCTATCTTTTTCATTGCTCTTATTAATTAATTTGTTATTTTCGATATGTAAAGATACAAATAATATATTGAATATCAGTATGTTACACTCAAAATATTCGGCACATAAACTATGTTTAACTATATGATTTACAGATACTTTGAAGCGAGAATAGCCCTGCTTTTCTCAATCTCCTTAGCAGGATCAATGCCAAGTTGCTGATAAAATAAGGAATTACCGGAAAGACTTTCGCTGGCAATCTGTAAAGTCCTGCGTTCTTCTTTGGTGAATCCAATGCGGAAGGTGCGGAAGATTAATAGTGCTTCTTTCAAATTTCCAGCACGGAGTAGAGATATCGCCTTATTAGTCTTTGTTTCCATTAATCTATGAGTATTTCCGATCCAATCATTTCATTTGCTCTACTAGCATTTACAAAATAAAAGCGTCCCTTAGAAACATAACTGTCTTCTGATGTATACACTTTTATAGCATAGTATTGCCTTTGAGCTTGTGAGTAACATATCTTCCAAATAGTTTTCCACTTGACAATGAAACGTGTTCTCTTGGCAAACGCCTGCTCAATTTCTTTTTCTTTAAACTGTATTCCTGCCAATGTCAACATATTATCAAATTTTATCATTCAACCACTTATCCCTTTTCTCTCTACACGCCTCTAAGGTAGGTGCGCAACAAGAAAACAGCTCGTTACTTTCAGTACGGTAGTCGTACTGGTACATTCTCACTCTCTTACCTCTCAATTTGGTAGTGTAGGTAGTGTAATTCTCTTTACCGGGTTGGCATACGCTGCAACCGTTTTTGTTTATTGAGTTCATAATCATTTATCAATACTTACTTAGTAATTTGTAAAACATTCGCCTTTTCTCTATGTATTTAAGACCATGTCGTCTAAGACCTCGCTTTGATTTTGATACAGTCATTTGACAACCTGCAACGCCAACGTAGATGCAATTTGAATGATGCCTTCTAGCTTCTTTGAAAGCCCACCAAATCGCTTCACGACAATATCTATAGCTATCATTTTGAACACCCTCGTATCCTCTACTCAAAATGAAGTGGCCTATTTCATTTGCTTCTTCTTCTGAATAGCATATTGTGAAGATATTATTCATCCTTTCTTTGCTTTACTTGTTCAACCAAAAACTTTTTAAAATCATTCTTATACTGGCTGTGAATGATTTTATACTGATGGAATAGATTAGGCAATTGTTTGTAACCTTTGCCATACAAGAATTTGGCTACTAATTCAATCTTTTCACGGTTACTGAAACCTCTGTCTTTGCACATGTTAGTTATACAGACATTCGCCTTGCTGGTAGGCTTCTTTTCAACAGGTTGCATGTATTCATGCTTGCCATAAGAGCGCGTTCTTGGAAAACCAACCGCTTCACCTAAATATTCACCTGTGATAAAATCAAATTCACCGTTAATTAAACTATCTGCTATTTCACCCATAATAATCAATATTTAAAGTCTTACATTCAATCTTTCTTCACTCGTATCAAAAATCACAAGTGTGCGTATATTGCTTTTTCAAGCTCTCTAAGGCTTTTTCTGTAACTAGATATGCGTAGTGCTCATTACTGCCAATACGCTTGATAGAACGTGTTTCTTTGAGAACGACAGGCTTGTTGAAGATGATTTCATACCTACTGCTACAACTCGTTATCAGAAAATCAACGCTACGTTTATATTCGTCCAGTTCTGTTGCTTTGTATTCACCTTTAGGGATGAAATTGGGATTAGGTACTAAGTAGCCTTCTGTTACTAATTCGCCTTTTGAATCATACTTTCTCATCGCTGTGTGTATTGTGGTAGCCCGAAGGCTACCGGTTAAACTTAGAACTTCTCAATTTTGAGATTATCATTGATAATAAATCTACGACCGCACTCGCAAATAATATGGGTTTCTGTAATTCTTTTGATTACCCTTACTACATCTTCATGTATTATACATGGTGTACCATCTGCATAGTGTCCGTTAGATAAATCACCTGACACTCTGTATCTCAAACCAATTTCTATTTCTTTTGTATTCATAATCTTCTATATTGCGCAGGGCTTTCGCCCTGCTGGTTAAACTTAGTTTATTTTGTAATAAGGTTGCTCGCCTCTAATAACTCTCTTTGCATCTGCAATGCTATCATACAGCTTTGATTCATCATTATCTATGATTACAAATTTTTGATGAAAGCCATCTTCAAACATTGTTATTGCGTGACCTTTGTAACTTACTTCTCTGATGATATTCTTTGTTGCCATAATCGTATATCTTTTAATTGTTATTATTATTTAATACCACAAAGTCTTGAAACTTTCAATAGCTCTTTATCGCTCATAAATATGAGATCGAAGAAGATACCTTCATCAAAAGGTTTGTTTTGTAATATAGCTACCGATTTCATTTCACTCATAATTTGAGCTATCAAACTACCTTTTACCTTATCACTCATTTTCTTTGTTGCCATAATCGTATATCTTTTAATTGTTATACTTTGCTTTTCTTTTATATAGCTAAGATACTGATTATTAGTGATATATACAAATTTAAGCACCTGATTATCAATGAGTTAAACAAGGTTTAACGAAGTAGAACAATAACACAGTAAAATCATTCAGACACTTCTTTGCTTTTCAATTTATCAAGAAACTCTCTATCTCCAGAATAATCAGCACCGATAGCTTTCTTGTTTTCTATGATCTGTTCAATGAGCTTAATACATTCCTTTTTAACTTCTTCTGCTTCATTATATCCACATGTTTTGTCAACCAATACCTCTATGTTGGACTTGGGTTTGGAAAGCTGTTTATTGAGGACTTCTAATCGCCAGTAGCAGAAATCAATAATAGCGATGCATTCTAACTTATTCATAATTAATATCTTTTCCCATGTTTGTTTTCTCGTAATTCGTTATATCTCATTTTCTGCTCGATATACCAAAACAGCTCTATACCCAGCATATCAGCCAAGACAAACACCTGTGTAATCGCATAATTAACCTGCTCTTCCAATGAATATTTATAATTCATTATATCTTTTACGATGGCATAGATATTTTCAGTAAATGTTTTCTTTTTAGACACTACATTTACAAGTGCAAACCTATTAAGATTGAGGTTGCGAAGCCCAGCCAAATCGAGCAAACGGATAACAGCATCGGAAAGTTCTTCGGCTACAGTGCCTTTAATACAATAATCATACACCTTCTTGAAATCGTTCATAGGATATGAGATACCCCTCTCGAATTGCATTACATTGGGCTGTTTTCCTCTTCTGTCAGCTTCTACAGCTTCCATCAGTTCAGATATAACAAGGCAAATAAGGTGTTCATTGCTCAGTTCTGTATCATGAAATCCATGCTCGCAGGCGGTTTTATAAGCACGGTTACGCAGTTCGTTCAAATTGACATTCTCCATAATCATATAAGTTTTAATGCTTCTTGTATTCCAACTTCCAATGTTTCTTCATAGGTGTCCCACTGACCACCATCGTTAGGACCTTTAAATATTCCATCGGTTATATGAGTGCCATTATCAGCTTTGCATATATCATAGCCATAGCCGCAAGCGTTTCTAATGATGGAAATATGTAGGTCCTTGGTTTCACGTATCCATTTTTGGGCGATGGATTGTGGCGGTTGGGTACATACTTTTATCGGTAACTCACTATTTGTTCTACTGGTCGTATATTGTCTGCTATCTTCAACATTAATAGCAAGCGAATATGGCTCATTAAACCCTTTCTCTTTCAGAATCTTTGCTGTCTCTAATGTTACAAATTCTTCGGTCATGACTATTCATTTTTAAGTTCTTTCAATACCTTTTTCGCTATCTCATAGTGAGATAACTGCCAATCAGAACAAATATCATCCGCTTCATCATCGTAATGATTGGCGTATACGTATGAGCCCAATTCTTCCCTAAACTGTTCTCCGCATAATCCATTGTCATCACAATCATCGTACATTCTCAATTCATGGGCAACTTCCTTACATTCTTGATGTGTGATAAAGTCATACACGACTCCGTCATATACATTTGTCTGGCGAACATATTTTTGTCCCGGCTGTATCTTATAGCCACAAAACTCACATATATGCTCTTTCTTGGCTGTTGGATAAGTTTCTTTTAGTATTGTTGGCATGGTTATTCCTCCTTTTCTTTAAATGTGTTCGATTAGCTCTTCTACGGTAGCCTTGTGATAATGATTATCTCGTGCACAATCATCGTCATTGGATTTACAAAAAATCCATTCTCCTATTTCAGCATAAACTGTTGCTTCTCCATTGTCCGATCTATCCCAATGATTTACATCGCAAATAAACCACTGATTTTCATTTGTATCATCCCTTAATGCAGCGATAGCCAAGAAAAGTTCTTCGTTGGTTCCGCAATCAATTCTTCCAGCACAATTCCATGTGTAATGAGGATTTGTATCATCAAAAGCCCCTTTAATAATAATATGATAATTGCAGTTAGCTGGTGATGTAGCAATACAAAACCTTTCATCTTCAATTACATCAGTAGGATGGTTGTATCTTAATTCTTCTAGCTTCTTCCGAAGTTCCGGTGTATTTTTGCGTATAAAGCACGGTGTTGTAAATCCCATAGTTGCTAAAATTTAATCAATCCATATAACTTTAAGAATTAACACAAGGAAGGATAATCCAATTGTTCCTAATGTAAAAGCACCAAATATTTTTACATACTTGTCTAGCTTTTGGTTATTCCTAGATTCTTCATCCCAATTTAATGCTATTGTTAGTCCTAATTGTACAAATAGCATTGTTATTGTTATTGAAAATAGCACTTTTAATAAGTAATCCATTGTTATTCCTCCTTTCCAACTTTAACATATCCGTTTTCAATGCACCAACACAGCATATCGTAGACTGCATCAATAAGTTCTTTACTTTCTGTAATATTTATCATTGACCTAGAATAAGGTTCCATATACAAGCATGTATAGCTATCTGCAAGTTTTTGGATGGTCAGCACTTCATTGCCTATAAAACAAGGCAGCTTATCGAGAATATCCTGCAAAGTGTAAGCAGGGTATACATGATTTTCACTAAATAGGCTTTCACGCCAAACCGATAATTCCCAATCTGAAATAGGTATTTTACCAAGCATTTGTTTGTACCACAAGAGCATACTTGTATTTCTTAATTCAAGTCCAATCTCCTGTAAATGTTTCATTTGTTCAACTGATAATACTTGTTTTGATTTCATCGTTATTTCTCCTTCTTTACCAATTTAACTTCTGTCGGCTCTTCATCTTCCCATTTCACTTCTCAAATCATAGAGAAGGGTTTCTACGACATCTGTCAACACATAGGTTAAGTTGAGGGTAGTATTAAGATTTGTTGTTCCTACTAACATGGTTTATTATAAATTCATATATAAACAAGTATAATCACATTCTTCATCGTAGTCATATTCAAGCGATACAGGCGCAAAGTATTGTTGTATCTTCTTTGCTGCTGTTTCATTTTTACCCTCAAAAGAGAAAGTAAAAGAGCGTTTACCTCTGACTGTTATTTCAACCGGTATGCCTGTTACCTTAGTCATGTTGTTTTCAAGTTCTTGCTTTGTCATAATCATGCGTATTTAGTGGAATAAAAATTTATATGGTTAAAAAATAACTTCTTTGAATTCAAGGAGAGAAAGCGCATTTACTATACCATTAAAAGAATCAAAATCTTTTTTTACTCTTCCAAACTGATATGAATAAACCTCTTTTCCGTGTTTACGTCCCATACTGATGATATATTTATAACCATCTTCCCGGATAACAGTAACGGGATAACCTTCTGTGATATTATCAATTATTTTTTGTTCGTTTAAATCTATCAAGTTCATTGCTCTTATCTTCTTATTGTTAGTATTATTGGTTTCTTTTAGTATTGTAAAGATACTTTATTTTTATTTGAAATACAAATAATCTAATTTTATAATTTCATGCTTTAACTTAGTATAACTGCCTATTTTCTACGTGAATTTCCAAGCAATGGAATTACATTAAAACTCTTGAACCGGTCAACAAGGCGATTTACAAAACGCTTTTTGAATTCATCTGCATCAAGATTGCTGGTTATGTGATACATCTTACCAAATTGCTGATAAATCTCATATCTTGCATATAAAAATTCATCTATCACACTGTTAAGGCTAGTACCATAACTTTTCTGATTCTCCGTTTCCACCCCAATATCATTCAAACAGATATTAAACGGTTCCGGCTTAAACCCTTTTGACTGTCCTTCATTAAATGTATGCCTGTCAATATGACCATTCATCTTGTAATAGTTCATCATTTGAGTAACTGATAGATTTTCAAAAGTATTCGGATTATGAGTCAGCCGTAAATAATCAGAAAAAATCTGCATAAGCATAGTTTTACCAGTACCAGGCTTCCCGACAAGTAACAGGTTTTTATGAATTTTATAATCTTCATCCGGGAAAACCTGCTCTGCATACCGACAACCATTGAAATAGTAAAGCAGGAAAGACAACACTTTCGAGTTGTTCTTGTCCACTTCAAACTCTCTGAATTCACGCCCCATATAATTATTCCCAAGAGATTTTATCAAATTCCGATGGGCATAGAATTCATTCGGATTCGTCAAATCATATTCAAAATCTTGACGAATAGTCTTTCTGTGCCGTTCCACAAGATTGTATATCTGTTCCTGTTTTAGCTTCGCAGCGAACGACTTTTCCAGTTGGATTTGTTGCAGTTGGGCTGAAAGCTTTTGCTCTTCGTTTGTCATCTTCTTGCTTTTTAAGGTCAATATCAAGCCATCTCGAAAAATGTGACATGGCATCTTTAGGGGATTTTTGGATCTCTCCCTCGTTTTGCAATTTTACAAAAAAACGCTTCAAACATTCGTGAAATGTTTCAACGGTAAATTCCATATGTCCGGCAGAACGGATATTCATAACAAATGGTTCTATCCACGATACATTCAATGCAAGTTCATTGTAACATTCCTTCAAAGGTTTATCGAAAATATCCGGTGGAGGAAATTCTTCTCGCGCTTGCGCACTAGAGAGAGAATTATTATCAGGATCATTATCAGGCTCATTATAGTTAGCGTTGTTACCGCTTGTTAGATTTGTTACATCTTGACAACTTGTGTTACCTTTGTTATCATGTGTTAGATTTGTTACAGGAGTCCCATACCGGTTTGCCATTCCTTTCCTTCCTGCTTCACTCCTTTTTTCAACAAGGCAATTATACTTATCATTATTAGAGTCTATTTGCTTCTTTATAAAAGAAAATGCCATTTTAGCCAACGGTTTCAGCTCCGACAGTGTCCCCGATGCAGCATACTCAATAATTGCATCGTACACTTCAAGTCTGACCTCCGCAGGATATTCCATCAGCACTTCCTGCCATTCAATATAGAAGACAAATGATTTTCTTTTTGTATCCTTTTTCATTATGCCTATTATTTGACAATCAGTTATTTATATATTGTAAAGTTAACTTTTTATTATGAAATTACAATAAGTATATTTCTGAATATCAACAGTTTAAACATTGTTTATCAGTATCCTGCCTTATTAAGTCTTAACGATTCCTTCTCAAAACTTAAAAGCGTACGAAGAGCATCAAGTTGGTGTACACACGAGGCGTTAAGCCTATCCAACCGGTCAACCAAGAACGCTTCATCTTCCGCGATACTTTCAAGCAGGGCATTCTGTATTTTTGCAGAAAGACAGTTTTCTTTGGCGATCTGAATAATGGTATTCTGTATTTCATCTGACTTTTTTCTGCGAAGCATTTTCTTTGCATCTGCAAGCATTTCTCCTGTACGCATCATATATACCATTATTGTCGATATGCGCTCCTGAATTTCTTGCGGGTTATTAGAGCAAGTAATATTCAGATAATCGCTTATTTCCTTAATTTCCTGTTCCATGATTATATGTCATTTAAGTAATCTGTTACGACTTTCATAAATTCATCCAAAGACCGGCAGACTACGTATTTGTTCCCGGCAGCTTCACACTCTTTCTGCCATTCTTTTTGCACCGGTCTTTGGTATTTATCCGGCTTTTTCATTTCCACACACAAAGCTCCATAGAAGCGATTGCTTTTTAAAAGAATTAGATCGGCAACACCGGGAAGCATCCCTTCATCCTTCATGTATTCTCCGTTTCTTGCACTTCTTCTGGCAGCGTTCGGAACAGCAAACAGCATATCTTTCAGCTTGGGGTATTCCAATCTAAACCACTTCACGCAAGCGCATTGCATCTTATGCTCATCGTTCGTTGGTTTCTTACGTGATTTAGCTTTGGATGCAAGTTTAATCATCTCCTCGTATGTCATCGCTTTCTTTGTTTTGTGGGGTTACTACTGTGTCTTTCCCGGTCTTGTCAACTACAACCTGCTTTCCTCCTACGGTAATGGTTGTTTTGCAGCCTTCTGGAAGGGATTGGATGAAGTTACGCACAACGGGAGAGTTGGCGTTTTCGCTAATAGTATCTGACATTGATACTTCTGCGCTGTACGGATATACATCCATAATGGCAGTTTCCGCTACCGATGCAATTTGATAGTCAGCCATTGTACCTTTCATACCTTCGTCCAATCTCTTCACTGCGTCACGCAAGTCGGCAGCTTGTACTAGTACTTGAGTGGAAGTCTTTTTTTCAGCACCGCTTTTCTCGTCCAATGTGATGAAAACCAGCTTGCACTTGAACCAACGGTCGGCAGCTTCGTCTTCGCATGGGAACAGTTCGCTGTAGTTGGCACGTTTAATGTCCGAAACGGTAAATTCTCCGGAGATAAACGGAGTCATTTCCTCGATGATTCGTGCCTCTGCTTCTGTAAAGCTGAGTGCGTCAACCAGATAAGGTTCCGTAACTTTCTTCTGCATTCCGTTTTCCATTACTTTCTCATAACGGATCTTGCACTCAAACCATGTATGCATTGCCATAATTAATCCTCCTTTAAATTTTTGATACTATCTTCAAGCATTTCATTTAAACATGTTCCACCATTGTAAAATTGCATAATGTAGCTGTACGTCCCGTCATTGTTAGGAGTAAGGATTGAAATGTCCTGTGTATCCTCTTCTTCCTTGTCCTCAATGACCTCCCAAAGAACATCGTTGACCTCAATCACAATAGCTGGATAGGGATCATTTAACAATGCTTCTTTATAAGTCTTATAATATGCCCCTAACTCTATTTTAAGAGTCTTGCATTTCTGTTCACACCACCCTTCGACAGTATAATTATTCAAATCGACTTTCTTAATTTTGCCAATATGTCTTTCCATTTCACTCATTATCAATCCTCCTCTTCTTTTATAAGTTTCTCAATTAATTCTTTATTCCATCCTTGAATAAATCCGTTTTCATCAATATTCATAATGATATAGTCACCATATCCATCCTCTGCCGGGCACATGATTTTCGGCACATAGCCGTCATAAGAAGCAATAGCAATGTCATCTTCATCAATAATATCACATATAAAATCATCACACACTTTGTAGTGGACATTAGCAGTTATTCCTTGCATCCAGTTGACTATTCGTCCTGTTTCAATCGCTATAATAGGTCGCCAACGGTAATGATCTGAATATATATTATAATCAGGCTCTTCTTTTATTTGTACGGCACAAGGCATAAGAGGCTTGCCTATACCTTTGTTTTCGTGTAAATCAACGTCTCTTATTCCGTTTACTCTTGCATCCTCCCAATAACGGACACCTGCATCTACTTTCAAGTAGACTGCCTCAAATTCGGTTGGTTTGTTGATCGTAATTTTCATTGTTCTATTTTCTTTTGAATTTTCTTTATCATGTTTCTGAATTGCCTTGCCTTATCTGCTTCGCAAGGTTTAGTAGCGGTTTTGTCTATCAGATTTGCACCATATTCAAGCATTCTAACAATGGAATTCAAATCTGTATTGCATAGGGTATCTGCAAGTTCAATCTTGTCGAAATCAATATTATTGTCATTCATGAAGTCGCCAAGAGCGATTATATTTTCACGAGTTGTGGTAACAGTAAAAGTTCTCGTAAGAAGTTCCGGTTCCTGGACTTTGGCTTGCTCGACAAAGGCAGGTGGTTCATTGGTGACCTGCTGACAGATTCTTGCAAACGGATTGACTGGATTCTGCTTGGCTCGTTCTGTCTCCTCTTTCATTCGTGCTTCTTCAGCGGCTTTTCTTTCCTGTTCGACCTTGCTCCGTGCTTCCTCTGCTGCTTTGGCACGCTCACGCTGTTCCTTCAGGCGATTGGCATACTGTATAGTGGATGCGATATTGAGTGTATCCATGTAATAGGTGCGAAGGACATCGAAATCTTCACCAAAACCTTTCAATGTAGATAGCTCGTTTTCTACCTTAGCAAATATAGCATCAACGTCAGAGCAAACAGATTTCATACTGGCTGACTTGTTAAGCCATTCCGATTTGAAAACCTTATTGAAATCTAAAAGGTTAACATTCAGACCATCGAAGTAAGTTTTGATAGTGACTTTCTTCTTGTCCTTGTATTGCTGCTCATTCTGTTTTACTACCGTATCAATCTTAGCGGAGCATTCACCGATGAGTTTTACCGTTTCATTTACTACTTCCTTGAATTCTCCAAAAGGTTTCATAAACTCCTTCTCAATTTCAAGACGTTTGGCGTTGAGGGCTTTCGCTGCCTTGTTAAGAGCAGCCTTGTCTTTCTTCGCTTGGTCGATATTCTCATCGTTATAATTGGTAATATCATACATTGGCAGGGCTGATTTCACCATATCCCTGATCTGAATTGCGTTGGTAGTAAGACTACCTAACGTCTTTTCACTTACGACCAGTTCCAGATCGCTTTCTTGGATTGCTATTTGTGTATTCATTGTTCTGTTTTAAAGTTTCTATTTTCTGAAAGCTTCATGCTGCTCTTTTGTTTTAAGCCATTGTAGGCATCTTTTGTTATCAGGGACGGTCAATTGTGTGACAACCCCAAGCATTTCATCAAACGACAATTGATCTGTGCTTTTGTTATCGACGTGGACATCAAAGCATCCGTTATCAAGTCGTTTGATTATAATATCTGGTTTCATTGTAATATCCAATTTCATCATCCATATCAATTAGTTCTTTTACAACATCATTAGCAACACAGATGCGTTTCTCCATTTCTGCAAATACCATTTCATCCGGTATTATCTTTACAATATGAATAGGAGTATTTTGGAAAGGATTGTAAACAACAAAATCAGTCCATTGCGCACCAGTACACATCATGTGAGCCATACACTGGTAGAAATATTCAGGTTTGGTATCAAGCAGCGATTCGTTGTCGTATATTTCGCTTCTATACTTCATGAAAGTACTTTGAATCGGGCATTTGATTTCCAAACAGCCTTTTTCACCGGTTTCTTCATCATAATAATAGCCATCAGGGCTACTTGCGAAATACTCTATAGTAGGATGCTTACATGACCCTGTTTCAACAATATGTCGACCTGTGATTCTCTCATACAGTTCTCTGGCATTTTCTTCCTGATCTGTTCCCCATTGCATGGATTTGGTATTAATGCAGACCTGATGCAAATATTTCTCAAACTCGACATCATCATTGACAACTTCAGGATTCATATCCCTTTCTGATGCAACTTGATAAATATAAGTTTTGGCTGTATCGGAGAAGTAATCAGTTCTTCCTTTTTTCATTAGCAGTCCGACCTGCGACCCGGTGAAATTACCGAGCCGCTTGCGGAACCATTCTATAGAATGTTGTGCTTCCATTACAATAATGATTTTCGGGCAGGTTTATTATTCGCGTAATCTTGAGTTTGGTTTGCAGGTTGCTCCGGTTGGGGCTGCTCTTTGACACCTGCGGCTTTTGCAGCAATCTCGGCAAGCTTGTTTTTCGTACCTTTATCCGGGATTTCTTCATACTCTGCATCCTGAATATCATCAGCTTCTTCTTTGGTTATTAATCCCATTGAAATCTCCGGGCAATATACACGTTGCCAAAAAGCAGCAGCACGATAGCGAAGCATTTGACTGGGCATTGATTGCCATTTTGAGCCGTTCTTCTTTATCCAGCCCTCTTTGTCCGCCATCCCAATAGTTATCCAATCACCATGAAGCGGTTCTTTATGTTCTTTATCGGATGACTCATAGGCAATGCAGCGACATCCATATTCCAAAGTACCTTCCTCTCCCTTAAATTCATAACGAAGTGGGGAAAAACGTCCGCTTGCGTTGATTGTCGCTATCAGAAATTTACTGCTAAAAGCTGGATTGCCATGTACGATATAAAGATTTTGCATACACATCAAAGGGTTACATCCCATTCTCATAGCCATATCCAATGCAATAACGCAGTTCCCGATGTTCCCTTTATAGGTATCCGGGACGATAGTACTTTCGGTGTACATTTTTGCCATGCGTTGCATAACTTCAAATTGTTTGACAGTCTGTCCTACAGGTGTCATTGCAAATTCTGCTGCCTGTTTAGCTTGAATAATTTGCAACTCAGTTACTTGATTCTTTTCTTCCATTGCTCAATATTTTAAAGTTTAACAATATCTCGAAATTCCAAGAGATCGACATAAATTGTCTCGCTCCGTCTCGAATTCATCATCTTCATAATCACGCAGCTCCTTCTCTGCTAAAGCTATGTCTTCTTGAATAAGATTCACAACCTCTTGCTTATAATCACAGTTGTATAATGATACCACTTGATTTTCAGTCATTCTATTCACTGCATCTAGTTCAATGTGCAGATCTTCAAGGCGCATTCTTATCTGACTATTCATGGTATTTATCATTAACAGGTTTTTCATCTTCAGGCTCCTTATCACACGTCTTTACGCAAAGCGACATAAAAAGAAACACTACGAAAGACAGATAGAATATCACATTAGTTTCTTCCGAAAATAAAACCATCGTAATAAATGATAGAACCCAAGTGAAAATTATAGAACTTCGTTTCATAACTTATTGATTATTAATTCTTTTATTTGATATAAAGTTAACTATTTTTACTTTGAATGCAAAACGTTAAAACATTTAAAATCAGCAGCTTAACTTTATATAACTATTTGACTTTCAAATAATCAATATTTTAAAGAAGCATGCTTCAATACATCATAAGCATTACAAAACCACTTTCCGTTTTGCTTTTGCGTCCTTTTCTCGGCACGAATTTTACCTTTGCTTATCAAATCAATGAGCTTTGATAACCCACCAACAATATCGGCCGCTTCGTCACGCCCGAATGTCTTGTTGTTTAATACAATCTTTAGAACGTTTTCATTCAGCATAAAAAATCATTTTTATATCATTACACCTCTAAGAATATTTAATTCAGTAGCTTGTATTTTCAGAACCCTCTCCTAGCCAACCTATTGTAACTTTACTTCAATCTGGTCACTGTGATTATTTTTTCCTCTCTATTTATTGATGTAGTAAATACCATCCCCGTAACCGTTGATATACTCGTACAAATAGATTTTACAGAAAGCATCTTTTCTATTGGAAAATCAACCGATTTATCTTTCTCCAATGCTCTAATAACAGGCATCATTTTTATTTTTTTATTTACCATAAATGTAATTTGTTAATTTGTTTTCTTATTTTTGTGTTGCAAATGTAGATATAATATTTAAAAATGGGTAGAAATCTAACCACCAAATACCTGTTATTAACATTTATTACAGATTAAATTATGAATATAAAAGATAGATTTTTGGAGTTCATAGCCTATAAAAGGCTAACACAGAGGCGTTTTCAAGCCTCTATCGGAGTATCAAGTTCATATATAAGAAATATATCAAGTGGCATAGGAGCAGATGTGCTTAGTCGAATATCCAAAAACTACCCAGAACTAAATACAGACTGGCTCCTTACAGGAGAGGGAGAAATGCTCAACCCTTCATCCGATAAAACGGTGAACCAATCCATCAGTGGGCATCACGGTACATCAGTAGCAGGAAACGGTAATAACGTGAATGCGACAAGTGCATTAGAAAGAGCACTGGAAAGTTTGATTGAGCAACAAAAGCTTACCGCGAAAGCGCAGGAACAGGTGGATAGGCTGCTGTCTTTAATGGAAAAGATGTATGAATGAAATTGAATATTAATCATTAATTATAATGTACTATGGAAATATTTACATTAATTCTAACAATCGTTTGTTTGGTGTTCGGAATATTGCAGATAATCTTGTTTTTCAAGGTATGGAATATGACCAATAATGTGGCGGATATCAAAGCGATGTACGAAAAGCAAAACAGCGAAGTATTGGCGCTGCTAAAAACAATAGCGTTGAAACTGAAAGAATCAAATCTGCAACATAACGACCCAAAAAGTAAAGACAAAATAAAGGCTGTAGCAGTCACGACCGAAATCAAAAAGGATAACACACTTGCACAACCGCCAAAGAAAAAACGTCCTGCCATAGATGAAAACAGCGAAGAATACCAGCGGAACATAAAGAAGTGGAACGTCTTAAAATCCCGTGGGTACACAGAGCAAGCTGTAAGGGAATATATGGAATACACCGGAGCTGAACAGAACGAAGCAACCGAATTTATAAATAGCTTATAATAATTAAATATGGATTTCAAAGACAACATTCTGCAACTTGCAGACAAAATAAGGAAACAAAAGGGGTCGATCCAAACAGAAGAAGCAACCAAAAACGCGTTTATCATGCCAATGATTGCAATGCTGGGCTACGATGTATTCGACCCATTCGAAGTTATCCCGGAAATGGATTGTGACCTCACTCAAAGAGGAGATAAAATCGACTATGCCATCATGAAAGACGGTGATCCGATTTTACTGATTGAATGTAAACACTGCAATCAGAGATTAGATGTGCATGGCACGCAACTATCCAAGTATTACGCTGCTTCAAATGCCCGTTTTGGTGTACTTACAAATGGCATAGAATACAGATTCTACACAGACCTCAACAAAAGAAATATCATGGATGAAAAACCGTTCCTGATAGTGAATTTGCTTGATTTGTCAGACAGCGATATCGAGCGAATGAAGAAGTTCCACAAATCATACTACAATGAATCCGAGATTCTAAGTACTGCACAGGAGTTACAGGCTACCATACAGGTTAAAAATATGATGGAACAGATTTTCAAGCAACCGAGTGATGAGTTCGTTAGATACTTCGTACGTAATCTGAATGACGGCAAATCAACCCCAAAGTTGGTGGAACAATACAGACCAATCGTAAAGAAATCAATCGCTTCTATCATTGACGACATAATTTCAGACAGGTTGAATATCGCAGCCAAACAAACCGACATGGCAGATACTACTCCAATAGATAAAGAGACAAACGACGCCATGACGCAAGAAAAACATGATGCGTACAATATCGTCAGAGAACTTATCGGGGAACAAGGTGAAGTATCGTATACAAACTTTAAAGGATACCTGCTAATTTGGACAAAATACGAATGTTGGTGGGTGTGCCGCATATCATTAAAGCCATACAGCAAACGAATATGCTTTACTACGGAAAACAGATGTGGGTACAAATGGAGCCAAATACAATCTGTGGAAGACATCCGGAATTATTCAGACGAGATAAAAAACGCCTTCAATATAGCGAAAAGGCAAAGAGAACAATACTTATTAAAGAAGCAAAAATAAAACTTATGAAAAAAATTGTACTTCTATTAGCTGTCTGTCTACCAATAATAGCAGCTATGTCGCAAAACACCTCTAATCAAAAAACTGATTCACATAGTAACATGACACAAGATTCAATTCTTGCAAAGTCAGATACCTGCAAACTTATACCTAAACATAAATCTATCACAGCACAAGATTCAATTCTTGCAAAGTTAGATACCCTTTTGCAATTAAATAATAACTTGTTAGAAGATATTGAACTAAATACAGTCCATCTAAAAGAGAGATATAAATTATATCCAACAGAAAATATTTATACATTATTACAGTTAGACACATGGACTGGGAGAATAGAACAGGTCCAATGGTCGTTAAAACGCTCTGAAGAAGGTTCATTTACTATAAATAGCGATGATTTATCTTGGTCTAATAGTCATTTTGAACTATATCCGACAAAGAATATGTACCAATTCATGTTACTTGATACAATGAATGGACGAAAATGGCATATACAGTGGGGACTCAAAGATAGTGAACGTTGGATTCGAAGGATATACTAATAGTTTATCTCCCAAGACTCACATAAAAACACATTTATGGAGAACAAACAATAAAAGCCCCAGTCTCTTTCATTCGGGGCTTTTATTGTATATAAATAACAACTCCACTCATACTTCGTCCCCCTAGTTATAATCGAAGTTTTAAAAACAACCACGACCAACTACAGACTCTTGATCCATCTTTTCCCAAAAGGAGTCTCAGTGTAAATCCAAAAAGCAACGGCAATTGCCATTAATATTCCAAAAGCAAATATACCTGCATCATATATATGTCATTTTATAAAGCCATCTCGTGTTCAAGTTCTTTAGATATGGCTTTATTGATAAACTCATTGATTGTCGTGCCGGTGCTAGATGCAAAAGCAGCTACACGAGAATGTAAGTCTGGAGACATACGGAGATTCAACTTCCCACTATAAGGTTTTTCCGGTTGTACCTCTCTTTCTTTACAGCTTTCAAGATAGAAGTCTATAGACTCCTCAAAGTCCTTACGAACCTCATCAACAGACCTCCCTTCATAAAGAATTGATGCTTTTCTCAATCCTTGCACTTTACCAAACAAGCAATTGTCTTCCGGGCTGTATTCCACAGAACCGGAATATCCTTTGTATTTTAAGAGTCCCATAATTACTTTATTTTAGATTGTTTATATTTCTCAATCAAATTGTTTTTCTTTATATGCTCGACTATTCCTTTTACAACATACGATTTCAAAATGCTTCTGGGATGTGGTTTATGCAAAATGAAAGGAGCTTCTTCATCTGATCCTATAAACTCAACACGAGAACCAGATGTCGCACCTTTGTTACTTTCCTTATATCCAAAAATCCCGAATAGGCGTTTTGCTTCATCATAAGTAAAATCCTTTGGGCATGACAAAATGCGTTCTATTAGTTTTTCCTTTGTACCCATAATTATTCGTTTATACAAAGGTACTAAAAATAGTACCATTTACAAACTGTTTATACAAAAAGTTATATATAAGATGAAGATTTAACATACCATTGCTATTTTGATGTTATCAAGTAACCAGTTTTTAATACTATTCTGTTTTTCTGTGGTTTATTACGATTATCCAAGCGGTTGATATATACTTAGAACAAATGATATACAACATTTCAGCATACAGCTCTAGTCATTATTTACTTAATCAATTCTATAATATTTGTTTTTCAAATAATTTCAGCAAACATTCTATATCATTTTTCCAATAAAATAAGCTACAGGTTTTTCAACCATTTTTTCCAGGCTTAGTAAAAGTCTATAGATAGATATATACCACCGACAACACAAATACCTACCGTAAAAATAAACCCTAATGCGTTCATATCATTTTAAAATCTTATTCGCAAAAGATGCGGATATTATTGTTAATATAATTCCTGTACATATAGAATACCAATCATTTTCGTCTTCCAAATTTGAATACAATGGTATTACAACACCTATAACAAGCCCGGCAAAAGAAAGTTTCGACAAGTCAAAGAAATACTCAGCAAGCTTTTCCCTCCTAATCTTGTCCTTCTCCTTTCCTTCCTTTTAGAAGAGCTAAACTCAGGTGCCAGTCTTTACAGCGCTGGTTTTCTGTTTATAATTCCATCCAACAATTGGCGTGTCAGGCAAATTCTGCATCACCAATTTCCATTCGACATTCAAGACCTTTATCAGTATAAACTTCATATTGTCTTCTGAAAGCCTCTTCACTACTAATTGTAATTGTACGTCCGTCTAACCAAATTATTTTGTCTGTCATAACTGTATAATTTTTAGTTAATCTTTTTCGTCTAAACAACGTAACCATAATAGTATGCTATGCCACATACCGATTGCTATGCATAAAGCGAAGGCATATTTTCCGAAATTTCCTATATCATTAGTTTGTCCTATAACTGCTCCCATAAATAATGAACAGATCAAATGATAGGCAATTCCAACATAAAGTGTAATTCTTGTATTCTCCATTTTATAATAAATTATTGATTAATATTATTATTTATCATGCTTTATAAGCAACTACGTAGATAGTACATGACATGAGCTCGGTTCGGCTCGTAATTATGTATTTATCTACGCATACATAATATTGCCACGATGTCCTTTTAGGGCGCGGACTAGCCTGCCAGTATGAAGTTTTTCAAAACGATTAAGATTGATAGTCGGATAGATTGGCTTTTCTCCGTTTTCCTCTCTTTCCTCGTTCTTCTCACTTTATCTCTTGTTTTTCACTCCAATTGCCCATAACAATGCTAGATATACTGCAAAAATAGCAATTTACTTCGTAATTCAATTTATTTCCTTTTATTATTTTGCTTATTACTTTTTTTTCTTACTTTTGTTTTGTATTTGAAAAACAAATAATCATGAATATATCAAAAGAAGGAATAGCAGTAACCAAACGTTTCTTTGAAGCAATAGATATGCTTAAAGCACAGAGACAAATGCGTGGGCTTCTTACATTTACAAAAGCTCACAATATAAATTATTGGAATATAAATACAGTCAGGAATCAACCGGAAGCAAGCGTTTTAAAACCGGAGTGGATAACTTACCTAGTGCTTGATTACGGAATCTCGGCAGACTGGATACTTACCGGTCGAGGTGGAATGTTTAAGTAGAGTAACCGAAAAAACGAACCATCTTTCTAAAAATAAATTCTTGCGAACATCTGATATTCAGAATTATAGCTATATTTTTCTCAACGCCCTTCTAAGGCGTGGGTCCTGCGTTCGAATCGCAGCGGAATCACAAGTTAAAACCGCAAACGTTTAGCTATCAAACGATTGCGGTTTTCTTATTTCTAATTTGCACAACATTTGCACAACTTGTATGGGTCAACGTAACAATCTGAGGGATTTTGTATTTAAGCATATAATTTAGCAAGTCTATATAAGAAAAAAGCTCTATCTCTTACTCCTCTGAACTGTGCTCTAAATGCTTTGATTTTA